GCAGTACACGCAGAAGCAGATCGACACGATCATCGCGAACGCGAAGAAGCTGCCTTATCACGAGCAGGTGGAATTGTACCAGCTGCTGGAGCAGTACGAAAAGCACCTCAAGATCCAGAAGTGCCAGAACAATTTTATGGACTTCGTGAAGGAGATGTGGCCTGCATTTATCGGCGGCAGGCATCACTCCATCATGGCCGATGCGTTTGAGCGGGTCGCCAACGGGACGTGCAAGCGCCTGATCATCAACATGGGTCCTCGGCACACGAAGAGCGAGTTTAGCTCCTACCTGCTACCGGCGTGGTTCCTCGGGAAGAATCCGCACAAGAAGATCATTCAGACGGCCCACACAGCAGAGTTGGCTGTTGGATTCGGTAGAAAGGTCAGGAACTTGGTTGGTAGCAGTCATTACCAATCAGTGTTCTCTGGAGTCTCCTTGTCGTCTGATTCAAAGGCAGCAGGACGGTGGAATACCAATAAGGGTGGTGACTACTTTGCTATCGGCGTGGGTGGCGCTGTTACTGGTAAGGGCGCAGATCTCCTCATCATCGACGATCCACACAGTGAGCAAGAAGCCGCTATAGCTGCTACAAATCCAGACATATACGATGGTGTCTATGAGTGGTACACGTCTGGTCCTCGCCAGCGTCTGCAACCGGGTGGTGCCATCGTTATTGTAATGACGCGCTGGTCCAAGAGAGATCTGTGCGGTCAGATCCTGAAAGCCTCAGCGCAGAGGGACGGGACGGACGAGTGGGAAGTGATTGAGTTCCCAGCGATCATGCCCTCTGGGAATCCGCTGTGGCCTGAGTTCTGGTCGCTGGAGGAATTGGAGAAGATCAAGGCGGAACTCCCCGTCTCCAAGTGGAACGCGCAGTATCAGCAGAACCCAACCTCAGAAGAGGGCGCTCTCGTGAAGCGCGAGTGGTGGAAGATCTGGGATAGAGAGGACCCGCCGCAGTGCGAGTACATCATCCAGAGTTGGGACACGGCGCTGACCAAGGGAACCCGGTCGGACTACTCGGCTTGCACGACATGGGGCGTCTTCTACGACAAGGACTCTGACGGCAAGAAGCGAACGAACATCATTCTCCTCAATGCGTTTCAGGACAAGCTGGAGTTCCCTGAACTGAAGCAGAAAGCTCTTGAGGAGTACAAGTACTGGAAGCCAGACACCTGCATCATCGAAGCAAAGGCGGCAGGCGCTCCGCTCGTGTACGAGATGCGGAAGATGGGGATCCCAATACAGGATTACACTCCATCGAGAGGGAATGACAAGATAGTCAGAGTTAATGCTGTTAGCGATATATTTGCCTCAGGCTTTGTCTATGCTCCTCCATTGCGCTGGGCAGATGAAGTTATCGAGCAGTTCGCCTCGTTTCCAAACTCAGACCACGACGATCTTGTTGACAGTTCTACCCAGGCTCTGTTGAGATTTAGACAGGGCGGTTTTATCTCAACGCAGTCTGATGAAGATGAAGCGCCAATTCAAAGAAAGAAAGCAGATTACTACTGACAATGTTCAACCCGAACCAACTGACTACTATGGCGCAGGTCGATGAGACCGTAGCCAAACTCAACGCTGCGAACATCGGTGGTGGTGTTGCCGCAATCTACATCCCCGAGTGGTCTGGTCCGTTCCCGGAACCCTCGGATGGTGAGGCGCGTCAGTATTGCCTGACCTACAACAATGGCTCCACTGGTCACAACGTCGGCTTGATCCGGGTTACTATCGAGAATAACCCGAACACTTGGCAGCAGATGCTCCAGGCTGATGCTGTCGTTACCGCGCCGAAGGAAGACTAACCACCATGATCGACAAGCCTCTTGATGAAATGGATTTCCGCCCTGAAGAAGGGGACGAAGCTGAGATTGAGATCGGCGTCCTGAATCCTGAGGCTGTGTCGATTGAGACTGAAGACGGTGGCATGATCATCGAATTCGGTCCAGAAGAAGAAGAGGGGGGTTCGCTTGGCGACCTCCCTCACGATGCAAACCTTGCAGAGCATATAGATGATGGGGACCTGTCCTTCATCGGATCCAAGGTTCTCGATGTCTTCCAAGAAGACCTCAACTCCCGCCAGGACTGGGAGCGTGCATATAAGGATGGCCTCGACTACCTCGGGGTGAAGACAGAGGATCGCAACAAGCCGTGGGCTGGCGCTTGTGGGCTTCACCACAACATGATCATGGAGGCCGCTGTCCGCTTCCAGTCGAATGCCATTATGGAGATCTTCCCGGCGTCTGGTCCGGTAAAGACGCAAATCGTTGGAGACGTAACCGACGAGAAGGAAGAGCAGGCGCTTCGCCTTCAGACGGACATGAACTACCTGCTGACGCAGGAGATGAAGGACTACCGCCCCGAGACTGAGCGAATGCTGTTTGGTCTGGCGCTGTGCGGCAGTGCGTTCAAGAAGATCTGCTTCGACCCGCTGACCGAGATGCCGGATGTGAAGTATGTTCCGGCGCAGGACTTCATTATGCCTTACGGCGCTACGTCTCTCAAGACAGCCGACAGGTACATCCATGTGATGCAGAAGTCCTTGAATGACGTTAAGAAGCTCCAGTACACTGGGTTCTACCGTGACGTTGACATCCAAGCCGACTACGACTCCAACTCTCAGCTTCAGGACAAGATTGACAAGGTTAGCTACGAGTACAAGCCGGGGGATGATGAATCCGTTACTCTGCTTGAAGCTCATATCAATCTCGATATTCCTGGCCTGGAGCATACTGATGATGACGGTTCTCCTACTGGTATTGCACTTCCTTATGTGGTCACAGTAGACAAATCGTCGGGCAAGGTTCTTTCCATCTACAAGAACTGGGATGAGAGTGATCCAAAGAAGAACAAGCTCATCTGGTTCTCTTCGTACAACTATGTACCCGGCATGGGTGCCTACGGGTACGGCCTTATCCATCTGATTGGAGCGAACGCGAAGGCGGCTACCTCCATCCTGCGCCAGTTGATCGACAGCGGGACGTTGGCAAATCTTCCCGGCGGATTGAAAGCCAAGGGTCTGCGTATTGCCGGGGACGATTCCCCGATTCAACCAGGAGAGTGGCGCGATGTGGATGTCGCGAATGGGGATATCGCAAGGGCGCTGTATCCGCTGCCATACAAGGAGCCGTCTCAGACGCTGTTCCAGCTTCTTGGGAATGTGGTGGAGGACGGTCGTCGTCTCGCTTCAATTGCTGATGCTGAGATTGGAGATGTCAATTCTCAAGCGCCTGTAGGGACAACCCTCGCCATTATGGAGCGTGCCATGAAGGTCATGTCGGCCATTCAGGCTCGACTGCACGCTTCGCTCCAGGAGGAGTTCTCGATCCTCGTCCGCGTCATTCGTGACAGCGGCTCTGATCGGTACAAGATTGATTTCGGTGAGATGCAAGGGAGCAAGCGGTCTGACTTTGACGACCGTATTGATGTGATCCCTGTGTCGGATCCGAATGCGGCCACGATGTCGCAGCGGGTAATGCAGTATCAGGCTGCTATCCAGCTTGCTGCTCAAGCGCCGCAGTTCTACGACCTGCCTGAGTTGCATCGAAAGATGCTGGAAGTCCTTGGCGTCAAGGATGTGAAGAAGATCATCCCCGAAAAAATTGACGCTCCGCTGTTGGATCCGATCTCGGAGAATCTGAACCTGACGAATATGAAGCCTGCGAAGGCTTATCAGATTCAGGACCACGAGTCGCACATCAAGGCCCACATGGCCTACGTCCAGAACCCCTCGGTTCAGCAGCAGCTAGGACAGAATCCTCAGGCAAACGCGATCTTTGCTTCGTTCATGGCGCACATTGCAGAGCATGTAGGCTTTGCATATCGCGCCCAGATCGAGCAAAAGCTGGGCATCCCGCTGCCTGCTCCTGGAGAGCCGATGCCTGGGGATATCGAATCGAACCTCTCCAAGGCGATTGCCGATGCCTCGCAGATGTTGTTGCAGCAGGCGCAGTCTCAACAACAGCAACAGCAGTTCCAGCAGCAGGCGCAGGACCCGGTTGTGCAGCTTCAGCAGGCTGAGTTGCAGATCAAGCAGGCTGAATTGCAGCAGAAGGCGCAGGAATCGCAGCAAAAAGCCCAGCTGGAGATGGTCAAGAACCAGACGAAGGTCCAGGTTGAGACCGCTCGAATCCAATCTCAGGCGCAAGCTACCCAGCAGGCGGCTATGCAGCGTCAACAGCAGGCTCAAAGCGAGATGTCGATGGAGAATCAGCGCCTCCAGATCGAGATTGAGCGCCTCCAGACGGAGAGAAGGGAGTCCGAAGCTCGGATTTCCGCTGAAATGCAGCGTCTTCAGACCGAAAACGACATGGCGAAGGCGAAGATAGCGGAGATTCTGGCGAAGATGGACTCCATGGGGTCGAATGCTTAACCTTCGGGACAAGTTTTTCAAGAGAATCGACGATCTTTCGGAGACCAGTGCAGCCTATCTGGTCTCTGGCTCGTGTGCAGACCACACGGAATACAAGATGATGGTCGGAAAACTCGCCGGATTGCAGCAGGCGAGGCAAGAGTTCCAGGAAATCTGGGACAAGTTCGTTCACCAACAAGAAGAAGACTGACGCAGACGCTATTTACGCGCAAAGGATACGCATGAACGCACTTCCAACTCCGATTGGATACAAGATCCTTGTGAAAATGCACAAGGTCGTCGAAGAAAAGACGAAAAGTGGGCTGTATCTGCCCGATCAGACGAAGCAGGACGAGAATACGGCGTCCCTGATCGCCCAGGTACTTGAAATCGGGCCTGATGCCTACCGAGATCAGGTCAGATTCCCCAGTGGGCCGTGGTGTTCTAAGGGTGACTACATCATTCTCCGTAGTTACTCCGGTACTCGCATCAAGATCGAGGGCGAAGAGTATCGTCTCATCAATGACGACACGCCGGAAGCGGTTGTCCCCGATCCGCAGAAGATTGAGAGGGTCTAATGCCGGAAGAATACATGGAATCGGAACTCATTCTCCCGCAGGCTGAGGAGAAAGAGGAAGAGAAGCCCCAGGGCGCGGAAGAAGACTTCGATATCGAGGTCGTCAACGACACCCCTGAAGAAGATCGCCGCCCCCCGCGCACGGAAGCCAGTGAACCGGAGCCGCAGAACGAAGAGGACGAACTCAAGAACTACTCGGAGAACGTGCAGAAGCGCATCAAGCGACTGAAGTACGAGTTCCACGAGGAGCGCCGACAGAAAGAGCGGTCGGAGCGAGAGAAGTCTGAGGCGCTGAACTATGCTGCTGCACTTCATCAGCAGTTGGAGCAGTTCCGCCAGCAGAACGAAGCCAGTCAGCGTGCGTTGATCCATACCTCTGTTAAGCAGAAGGCGTCCGACCTGGAAGCTGCCAAGCGCCAGTTGAAGGAAGCCTACGAGTCTGGCGACACGGAGAAGATGGCATCGGCGCAGGAAGCAATTGCGGTGCTTGCTAATGAAAAGCGAGTCCTGGAATCGTACACCCCGCCGACTGGGTCCAGTGTAAGCTATCTACAGCCACAGGAAACACAGCAGCCTCAGTACGCTCCTCAGCCTGCACCCCAACCTCAGGCACCTCAGGTATCTGCTAAGGCTGTGTTGTGGAAAGAACGCAACCCGTGGTTCGGTGAGGACATGGCGCTTACTGGATATGCTATCGACATCCACAGCAAGTTGGTTAACGCTGGAGTTGATACAGAGTCAGATCAGTACTACCAAGCCATTGACAGCGCCGTGAATCAATTCAAGAACAGTATCTCTGGGACGCAGGAAAAGCCTGCTACCCCAGCACCTAAGCCCAAAAACGGTGTCGTCGTTAGCTCCTCTCGGACGCCTAGCGGCCAGACCCGCACCAAAGTACAGCTTACGGAATCGGCTCTCGCCGTCGCCAAGCGCCTGGGAATCACCCCCCAGCAGTACGCCAAAGAACTACTGAAGCAGCAAAAGGAGATGGAATAATGAAGCCGAATCGTGAGATGGAAACTCGGGAAGCTGAATCCCGCGTAGAAAACTGGAAGCCCCCCTCGCTCCTGCCCGACCCCACCCCCAGTGCTGACTGGGTATTCCGGTGGGTTCGCAAATCAATCCGTGGTGAAGCTGACCCCTCCAACGTGTCCATGCGTCTTCGTGAAGGATGGACTGTTGCGAGAGCGGAGGATCACCCGGAGATCATGGCTGAGATCATCATGAATGAATCGAAGTCTGGCATGATCGAGATCGGTGGCCTCATTCTCTGTAAAACCTCTCGTACGATGGCCGAGCAAAGGAATCGTTATTACGAAGACATCACTCGCCGTCAGTCCGATGCGGTCAACAATAATCTCATGAAGGAAAATGATCCTCGTATGCCGCTGTTTCGCGACAGTAGCTCGAAGGTCACCTTCGGAACAGGAAATTAGAGGAAGAACATGGCTGCTACTGCTACTCCCTATGGCCTGATCCCGTACGAACTTGCTGGTGGCGCTCTCCGCGCTGCCGCTCGGAAGTTCCGCATTGGTGCTAACAACGCCAACGCGATCTACTTCGGATCTGCCGTATCTCTGAACTCTGGCGTGATCAGCGTCATCGCTGCTACGCCTACCACCACCCGCAATGGCAACACTCCTGTCGGCATCTTCGTCGGCTGTGAGTACGTTGATGCGACTGGCCGTCCGACTTGGTCGCAGTACCTCGTCGCGAATGCCACGACCTCGGCTGGCTACACGAACATCTACGTCTACGTTGTTGACGACCCCAGCGTTGTCTTCAAGGTCCAGGCGGATGAGGCTGTTGCCACGACCGCTCTCGGGCTGAACGCGCCGCTGGTGAACGTGACCTCTGGCTCGACCACGAGCGGCAACTCGACCTGCGCTCTTGATGGCTCTGCGGTTGCCTCGACCAACACGCTGGCTGTGAAGATCATCGGCTTCGTGGAGTCGGTCTACTCGACGCCGGGTGATGCCTACACCGACTGTCTCGTTGTCTGGAATCAGGGCGTCCACGCCTACCAGAACGCTACGGGCGCGTAAGAACTGAACAAGGAAAGGAGAATCAATCATGGCGATTACTCGTTCACAGATGTTGAAAGAGCTTGTCCCTGGCCTGAACGCCTTGTTCGGTCTGGAGTACGCTCGGTATGGCGAAGAGCATAAGGAGATCTTCGAGATCTCTAGCTCGGAACGCGCCTTTGAAGAAGAAGTGAAGCTCTCGGGCTTCGGTACGGCTCCGGTCAAGTCGGAAGGTGGCGTCATTGCCTACGACAACGCGCAGGAAGCCTACACCTCGCGGTACACGCACGAGACGATTGCTCTCGGGTTTGCGGTTACCGAAGAGGCGATGGAAGACAACCTGTACGTCTCGGTTGCTCAGCGGTACACGAAGGCTCTGGCCCGTGCGTTTGCCAACACGAAGCAGGTGAAGGGCGCGAATGTTCTGAACAATGCGTTCAGCGCCAGCTACCTCGGTGGTGACGGCAAGCGTCTGTGCGCCACGGATCACCCGCTCATCACGGGTGGGTCGAACTCCAACCGTCCCACGACTGGTGCGGATCTCAACGAGACCTCGCTGGAAGCTGCGATCATCCAGATCGCTGGGTGGACGGACGAGCGCGGCCTGCTGATCGCTGCGAAGCCCCGGAAGCTCATCGTTCCCCCGGCCCTGATGTTCGTTGCGGAGCGCCTGTTGAAGTCGGTTCTGCGGACCAACACCGCTGACAACGACATCAACGCGATCTACAACCTGTCGTCGGTGCCGGAAGGCTATACGGTCAACCACTATCTGACGGACACGAATGCGTGGTTCCTGAAGACGGATGTGCCGAACGGCCTGAAGATGTTCGAGCGCGTTACGCTGAAGACCTCGGCGGAAGGCGACTTCGAGACGGGCAACATGCGGTACAAGGGTCGCGAACGCTACAGCATGGGCTGGTCGGATCCGCTTGGGATCTTCGGTAGCCCTGGCGCTTCCTAAACAGAAGCGGTGCAACTCTAAGGGGGGAGAGAAATCTCCCCCTTTCTCATAGCAAAAATCTCTTCAGACTGGCTATGCAGACGTTCAAGAGACTGATGAGATAATCTTCCTTGAAGGAGAAATAAGATGGCTAACACTTCGTTTACTGGCCCCGTACGGAGCCAGAATGGTTTTCAGGGGTACAACCCCGATGCTTCGGCGAATGCCTCGCTGACCCTCTCGGCCCAGGGTACGGGTGTTGTTCTCAATACGTCCAGCGTGACGTTCTTTGAGATGAACCCGACTACGGTCTCCACTGCTGGTGCTGTTACCTACACTGCCGCTCAATTGAAGACCGGCCTCATTCTGCGTGATCCGAACGGTGCTGGCCGCGCCGATCTCTTCCCGACCGCCGCGAATCTCCTTGCTGCTGTTCCTGGCGCTGTCGTCGGTACTACGTTCCGCGTGACGATCCGCAATACGGCGGATGCTGCCGAGACGATCACGATGACGACCAACACTGGCCTCACGCTCAGTGGCACGATGACGATTGCTCAGAACGCCCAGAAGGAGTTCTTGATCAACTTCACCAACGTCACCTCTGCGTCGGAAGCCGTGACGATCTACAGCATGGGTAGCACCACGTTCTAAGAGGAGGGGCGCTATGGGTAAGCCCGTTCGCATTACCGTGACTGGGGTTGCTGCAAGCGCCCCAGTTCCTTTGAGTACGTTGACTGATTCTCCGTTCAACGTAACGCTTGGTGTGTATGGTGGCGCTGGATGCACCTACACGATCCAATTCACTCTTGATGACGTTTATGCGTCTTCGTATGTCGCTGGATCCGGCACATGGATCGACCACCCGGATGGCACTGGTCAGACTGGGAATACGGTCATCATGCTTGTCTCTCCGGTAACGGCTGTGCGATTGAACCAGACAATCGGCGCTAATGCGAGTACGTTCTTCGTCTGCCAGTCTGGAAATATGGAGTAGCCCATGGGGAACATCACTATCCAAGGAGACTACACCGGGTCTGGTGGCGGTGGTGGAACTGGTGGGATCTCTGTAGACTATACGCTGATAGCCGGGGCGAATACTGTCACCCCGGATTCCGCCGATGGGTACTCGGAGATCACTCTGGACAGGGCGATGACGACAATCGCCGCGCCAACGTATCAAGGCAGTGGCACGCTCCAGACGGGTCAGATATTCAGCCTGAAGCTAAAGCACACGCTGGATGGATCTGATGTCACATGGAACGCGGCCTACACTGGCGCTTCTTCTTTCCCTCCGTCTGGCGTCAACGGTCAGTACAATGTCTACACGTTTATCTGTAGATCATCTTCTGTCGTGGAGCTGATGGCTGTCCCCTTGATCGGGGTCACGAACTAAACCTACCAGGAAGGTATTTTCATGCGGTCTATCCGTACTGTTGTCTCTGCCCTCATCGTCTTGGGGGCCTCGCTGTTCTCGCAACAGAGCAGCAATATCTTTCAGGCTATCCCCAATACGGCGGATACCTCGACGGGTGAAGTCCGGTTCCTTGAGAAGCGGTCCAACGGGACCAACTACTTCAGCTTCAAGGCTCCCACCTCTATGAGTGGGAATATCCTCGTCACTCCCTTCCTCTCCCTCCCGGCCTCGACCGAGTGCGTGACTCTGTCTGCGTCTGGTCAATTGTCTACTTCCGGGTGTGGGTTGACCTACACGCCCACAAGAACGAGCGATACGGTGCTAACGCTTCCGGCAATTGCGGCAGATCAACTGGGCGTAGCTTCATACAACTGCGGGGCCATTTCTGCGGGGGCAACATTCACCGTTTCCTCGGGAACCGGAACTCTGTGGATCGCCCTTGCGAATGACTGCACGGTTGTCGTTCGCCACAACGTGACGGGAACTTGCTCTGCTGGATGCACCGCTGTATCCGGCGCTTCTGGGTTCGATCCGGCTGATCTGCCCTTGCATCAGTGGACTGTTACGACAGCCGTTCTGGCCGCAAATGGAACGGCAAAACTGACTGCGTATCGGTCGCAGGGAATCGCGGCTGGGTCTGGGGTTTCGTTCTCTACGTCATCCGGGGTAACAACGATCTCGGCCTCTCCAGCGTTCAATCCTATCGACACCACGGCCTCGTATCTCCGCGATGAGTTCCCTCCCGGCACTTCATACGACGGAACGACGAGTATCGTTGGGCAACTGCGCTGGGTGCGGTCCACGAACCCGACAGTTGCGCCGAATGTCACGAATCTCGATGCGAACCACCCCGGCATCATACGGGTGACGAACCAAGCTGCCAGTGCTTCGTCGATTGACTTGGCGCAAGGACAGGCGTTTTCATCGAGCCTGTCTGCTTATAGCGGATGGGAGGCGCGGTATATTTTCCGTCCCAATTCCGCTACCGTAGTGCATCGAATTGGGTTCTGGAACGCCTTCGCCACGAATCCAACGGATTACGTTGGGCTTTACTACGACAGCGCGTCTCACACTAATTGGCAAGCAGTGATGCGAGCTGCAAGCGGATCAACGCTAACGTCCGATACGGGCGTGGCTTATTCCACCTCCAACTGGTTCACTCTCCGTATCCGGTCTGAGGTTACCGGTACGATTCGTATATCCATCGCCACAAACGGTGGCGCGTTCTCGACGGAGAAGACGGTTTGTGCGAGTGGGTGCGACATCAGCGGGACGATGCCAACGACCAACATGTCGCCGTTTTTCTATATCTACACAGCAGCCGGTACCGCCAACATGGACATCGACTTCTTTGGTTGGAAGAGTACGGTGACCCGATGAAAGTCCTGATCCTTTCCCTTATCTCCATTCTTCCGGTGGCGGCGCAAATCACCGCATCACCTTCTTCTGTAAAGGTCACCATGCGGCGCATGGGTGCCTTCCCGATGCAGGCTTCGAGGCCTCCTGCGCCTGTCCAAATCACGATCTCAGGCACCGGATCGTGGAACATGTCGCGCAGCGGATCGCTTTCTACGGCATGTGGCGCGGCCTACGGATACTGCTTTAACGCCGTCAACTCGGTAGGGACACTGTGCAACGGGGCGCTTCCGACCGGATCTGGTGCTGGAACAACATGGCTCTGCTTTAACGGCCTGGTAACGAGCAACCTAGCTGTCGGCACTCACACTGGCACGCTCACTATTGGATCGACCAATATAGCGATCACACTTGTTGTCGAGGAGCAAAACGCCTATAACGCATGGGGTGGGTTGTTGGGTTACCCTGTCGGATGCTCCAACTCAAACGCCTCCCAGTACGATACGGTTGATACCTGCACGATCACTGACGAGAGGCCGACTTCAACGGCATTCTCTATTCCGGCGCAGGGAGGGAGCTATGTCGATCCTCAGTTTGGAAGCACCGTAACGCGCATTACTGCCTCAGGACAGAATATTCAATACGGAGCCCTATCGGCGTTCAGTGCCACTGGAAAGTATATTATGACCAGTGATCTATCTGGGAACGTCGATATCTACAACCGTGCGACGGCCACAGAGGCGTATGCAAATGTTCCTTCTGTGAACATAAACTTCGCTGCGTGGGATCCGTATGATGATGAAAAGCTGTGGTTTATGGATGGGGCGTCGATCAAATATCGAGTCCTAAGCACCAGCACGACAACCACTGCCGCGACGTATGCCTACAACCTGACCATGGGCGGGACGGTGGACATCACTGATGACGGATGGTGGGCGTTTCGCAACTCTGCAACGAACGCTGGCGATATTTGCGCGGTAAATCTTAACGGCCTGACTACGGGCAACCAGTCGTCGAAGACATTTTGCGCGTCCATGTCCAGCTTGAGCTTGACGGATATTGATTTCACGCAAATCACTCAAGTGGACAGCGAATCCAATAAGCGATATGTAATTGCCGTTGCTGCCCCGAGCGCGCAGGTTTGGAGCGTTGGGAGTAGTGGGCTCGTGTACGAGTACCCAATTCCGAGCGGTAACGGAGGAGACGTGACCGTAGAGCCGCACAGCGATGTGGGTCAGGATGAGATGGGTAGGCAGGTTTTTTGGTGGAACTGGTACGATCCGTACGGAAATCGCTACTACCTTGGCGCGATTCAGTTGAACAAGGGCGCTGAGATGACGCGACCCGTAGAGGCTGGCGGTGGGTTGAGGATCTTGGCACTTGACAATCCCGCCGACTTCACTACTGATGCTCATTTTGGATGCACTTGGCGAGGCGTCTGCACCTACACTCCATACGGAAACTCAGGCGGGATCACGGCAAAACAAATTCAGTCCATCACTGCCGCCAATCCTTGCCAGATAAACTCAACGAGCCACGGCTACTCGTCGTCAGATTCTGTCCAGATCGGTGGAGCGGCTGGAACAGGTGTGTCCGCGATGAACGCGATTCACACTGTCACTGTGGTCAGCGCCAATGCCTACACCATTCCAGTGGATTGTTCATCCGGGTGGACGTATACTGCCAACTCCGCTCACTCGGCCTTGTCGGCTGCATCAGCCAGCAAACCGTTCCGCCAAGAGATAATGATCTCCAGGGTTGGGCAGTGGGTTCGTCGGCTTGCGATTCATCGTTCGAAGATTTACAGTGGCGGATCTCTCGTTGGATACTATGCCACCCCACGAGCCTCGGTCTCTCGGGATGGAGCGTATATGGCCTACGCCTCGAACATGGGCGTCCCTGAGCAGGCCAGTGTGTATGTGGTTGCAACTGGTATAACTACGGCTCAACGGCTGGCTGTCTCGACCACTCCAGCTGACACCAGCGTAGTTTTTAACTACACAATGCCTTCCAGCAACCAATTATCGGCAACAATAGTTATCTCCACAAGTCCGATGCTTGCCACTCCTGTTGTCAATGCCTCAGATGGACTGACGACGGTATCCAGGCAGTACGTTGCCTCTGGCCTTTCGGCTGATACGGTTTACTATTTCCGAATTTCAACTACCGGGTACTCTAATACGGGATCGTTTCGCACTGCTCCGACGTTGACCGGGACTTCGATTCTCAGTTTAGTTCTCGGTGGAGGTGGGTCTATTCAGTACGGACCCACATCAGCACTCGGCAATTCCGGCGCAAGTCCGCTGACGTTGACCGTAAGCAAGGGCTTGTACTACTACAATAACGGTGGTGGAGTGCAGGCGATTGTAGTTCGCTAAGGGGCATAACCATATAGGGAGATTTCAGTGGGTACTTTGAACATCGATAGACCGGAAAGCCTTACGACCCAGCAGAAGCTGGATATCCGAGAGATGCAGATCGAGATGATGAACATCACCATCGAGCAGGAGCGGGTGGTCAAGATCTTCGATGAACTCAAGAAGAAGCAGGAGGAGATCCGCTCTCGGATGGAGTCGTATAGCGCCAAGCTTGGGACAGAAGAGCAGCTTTCCGTCTGGCATCTTGACGACAAGTTGGAGTGGGCCGAGAGGAGCTAGCGACACATGAAGCCTCTGGAGACAATTGGCGCAATACCTGTAGTATGCTCCCCGCATACATACACGGAGTATAGTGGATTCACTTACAATGCTTCTACGCAGACACTGTCTGTCGTCAATGTCTCTTCTACTGCTGTCTCGTTTACCTCATTTGCTGGCGCTAATCACGATCACCAGTCCGTGAATGGCGGCGGTGTTTTGAATGCTGCGGCAATCGGATCTGGCACGATTGCTACGGCAAGACTTGGGAGCGGGTCCGCAAGTGCTGCTACATTCCTTCGCGGGGATCAGACGTGGGCCACGCCTCCGGGTGGATCTTCCGCGAATGTTGGAACGACTACTGTGAATTTCGGATCGTTCCCTGGGTGTTCGGATACTTCCGTTTCTGTTACTGGTCAGGCTGGGATTCTCGCTGGCTCAGTGGTCAACGCATGGATCTACCCGTCCAGCACAGCAGATCACACGGCAGATGAGCATATCGTGGAGACGATTCAGGTCTACGCTGGGAATATTGTTGCCGGGGTTGGGTTCACAATCTACGCCAGGAATACTTCCCAGCTAAACGAACCGCTTTCTTCCGGGGGTGTCACGGGGTTTCGCCCAGCGGCTGGTACTGTGTATGGAGAGCCGAACGCCTCGGTTGGCGGGAAAGGCACCAGGATCTACGGGTCCTGGAGCGTTGCTTGGCAATGGTCGTAGTGGAATAGGATGATACTGTAATGGCTATTCAGATTCAGGGCAACAGCGGAACTGTCATGGAGGTCAGTGGAACTGGCTTCAGAGCGATCCGCATGGAGAAGAGGCCGCTTGAGTATGGCGTTCTTGGGTCGTACTCGCTTTCGATGCTGTCCGGTACAATCGGCGCTGGCCTAGCTGCCAACGCAGAGATCTTTCAATTCAGATGGACGGACTCCACTCGGCTTTGCGCTGTACACGAGGTGATCATCGATGGCCTTGGCGGGTCAGCGACTGCATTCGCCGCTGGATTTGCGAAGGTTGATTGCCTGATCGCTAGATCTTTTAACGCGGCTGGCACTGGTGGGGCAACGGCCACGCTTACTGGCAACAACCAGAAGCTCAGAACCGCTATGGGAAGCACTCTTCTCGGTGAAGCCCGATGTGCATCTACCGCTGCTCTTGGGGCAGGCACGAAGACGCTAGACTCTCAGGCTATCGGCCAGTATGCGTTTAGCGTTGGCACGACCGCAAGCGTTCAGTACATAAATCAGCTTGCCCTTTTCTCTGACGATACGTTCGGTGACCATCCGATAATCCTCACTCAAAACGAAGGGTTTGTTGTTCGCGCAACTGTTCCCGCCACCGGAACATGGCAGTTTGGAGTCACTGTTCGTTGGACTGAGGTTGCCTCGTACTAGCCGATCTGCGTCCTAACGGTGCGCCGATTAAAGTCCTGTGTTTGTGGATTGGCTAAAGGGCATATCATTTGTTTAGGAGCCAGGAGAATCTGAATGCAGAAGTTCAAACGCACATCCGGCGGTGGGATTGAGTATCGAGGGCATACCTTCCCTGGCTTCAACAAGCCGATCAAGTCCAGCAAGCCCGAGAAGAAGAAGATGGTACTTGCCAAAGAAGGTGATCAGGTAAAGCTGGTTCACTTTGGTGACGCATCGATGGGCCACAACTACAGTGCTGCGGCGCGAAAGAGCTACATGGCTCGTAGTGCTGGCATCAAGGGCAAGGACTCTAAGCTCTCTGCGAACTACTGGTCTAGAAAGGTTCTGTGGGCTGGGCCTGCTGGCAGCAAGAAGGCTCCCCCGGCTTCGCAGAAAAAGAAGCTATATGAATAGTGATCTGACTTGCAAAAAGCTGACCGCTGCCGGGTACGTCTTTGAAGGCCCTGGCCGAGTGGTTACGATCTTCGCGCATTCGGCTTTGGCTGGATCCTTTCAGCTTCGAGATGGTGGTCCTTCCGGTGAGATCTTGATAGACATATCGTTTCCGAACAACGCAACAACGCCCATCTTGCTGGGTGGAAACGGTGTTCGATTTGATACGAGCATCTACCTTACGGCTACCGCTATCGACGCAATCACAGTGTGCTGGGGGTAATCATGAAGGGCCAAATGAAGATGTCGGCGCAGCAGCAAGGCAAGGTTGGCAAGGTCATGCACGAGTTCAAGGCCGGGAAGCTCAAGTCTTCCTCCGGTCAGAAGGTCACGAACCCGAAGCAGGGCATTGCTATCGCACTGTCGGAAGCTCGGAGGGTTGAGAAATGATCGGTCGATTCAGCATGGGGAAGCAGGTCGGCACCCCTTCGATGTCGAGAAAGACGGGCAAGTCCGCTAAAGCACAGTTCGGTACTGGCGCGTATTCCAAGCCTACTGTCGCTCGGAAGTTCTCCAAGCTCCAGGCACCGAAGGTGAAGAAGGGCTTCTAGAGGTTCAGATAATGTCTACTTCAGGAACTGCGAACTGGAACATCAACATCCTCGACATCATCGAGGAGGCGTATGAGCGTGTGGGTATCGAGGTCAAGGGTGGCTACGAGATCCGAACGGCGCGGCGCAGTCTCAATCTTCTCTCTATGGAGTGGGCGAATCGCGGACTGAATCTGTGGTGCGTGGAGCAGGAGACCCTGCCTCTGGTCGCCGGGACCGCCACCTACGCTCTGCCATCTGACACCATCGATGTACTTGAAGGCGTTGTTCGCACATACGCTGGGCAGACGAATCAGCAGACGGACATCGCCATCACGCGCATCTCCTTCGTTACCTACAACACCCTGCCCAACAAGCTCGTTCGCGGCACGCCGATTCAGTACTACGTTGCTCGTGATCGGGACAACCCCGAGATCACCTTCTGGCAGGTGCCTGACGATACGCTCTCGCGCCAGTTCGTGTACTATCGCTTGCGCCGTCAACAGGATGTAGGCACGAATGCGAACAACAATATGGATGTTCCCTTCCGCTTTGTACCGGCGCTGATCTCCGGTTTGGCGTATCAGCTAGCGTGCAAGCGCCCTGAGGCCTTCGCTCGGATCCCCGATCTGAAGGCGCTGTACGAAGAGGACTTTCAACGCGCCGCAGATGAAGATCGTCAGCGGTCTGCTGTCATGCTCGTTCCTGGGGGATACGGCTGGTAATGTACGCTTCCGGTAAGCACGCAATTGCGATGTGTGATATCTGCGCTAGGCAGGTAAAGTACACGTCTCTAAAGAAGTACATATACAACCAGAGATGGAATGGCCTTCTTGTGTGTGAAGAGTGTTTCGACGTAGACAACCCGCAGCTTCAGATCGGCCATTACGTCAGAGGGGAGTCTATCGCCCTCTATGACCCCAGGACAGCGTCTCCCCAGAACCCTCCGACTCGCGAGTATTTTGGTTGGAACCCTGTTCTACCAAACAAGATCTACGTTACCCTTGGTCGGGTTACAATCGCTATCAGTTAAGGAAATCACATGCCGAAGTTCAAGAAGGTTATCAGAAGGCAGACGGGCGGCAGGACGCCAGAGCAAGTTCCGGCATGGCTTCGTTCGATTTTTGAACCTGGGATTGCAGGAACAGCCGCGTTCAATAAGGCCGTCGAGGGATTGAAGCAAAGCTGGAATCAGTCTGGGAATCTCAAGTCCGACTACGGATCTGGTTATTCTGTCCCGGCTCAATCGCCGCAGATTACGGCTGGAGTTGCTCCTGTCGATACCCGCCCTTCTTCTCAGATTGCCCCCTCTGCGTTGCCCAAGGTTGGGGCTCCTCTGGGTCGGACCCGTGTGCGTAGCGCCCCAATGCCAGCCAAAAGAGCTTCCGTTCCTGTGTATTTGGATCGGGATATGGGTGCGATTTCCGGTATGCTTCAGTCTCAACCAGAGTTGATGAAGGCTGCTGCTCTCGGAGTCCCTGGTCTTCCAGCGGCTGAGGTCGAGGGGGAGGGGGCCGAGCTTGCCTCCATGATGGCCGCTTCCGGCAAAGGTAGCCCCATCGCTGAAGGCTCTATCCCTAAGACCAAAGCTGGCATGAAGAAGTTCATGCAGGAGTACGGCAAGTTTATTGCTCTCGGTGCTATGGCTGGCGCTGGCGGCAAGGGTGGACAGATCGCTGCTCCGATTATGGCGGCGCTCCCTGGTCTCATTGAGATGATGAAGGGGCGCGGAAAGGACAAAGTGAACAAGAAAGCCGATGGCGGGAAGCTGTTTGATGCGCTTGAATCCGCTTATGCAGAGTTCGACAAGGACAAGTACTCGAAGGGCAAGCTCAAGACTGGGGCAAAGCGTGACGAGGAGATGCGCTCTGTAGCCAAAGAGCGCATGGAGAGGTTCTCCCCTAAATCTCCATCTACTATGGTTCAATACAACCCCCAGCAGGGGTCTTGGTATACGCCGAGTGGGTTCCGTGAGTTTGAGGATTACGGAGAGCGAAAGAGGAAGTCTGACGAATCTGAAAAGAAGAGTGGCTCCTCGAAGAAAAGCGAAGGCGGCGCTATCCGCAAATTCAAAGGAGGTTCCATGAATACGAAAGACAGCATGTTCACCCCGAAGTACAAGAAGGGTGGCGATATGCCCAAGGGCAAGGCTGCGGGTGAAATGCCCCAGCACAAGAAGATGGCGATGGGCAAATCCACTCCGCAAAGCACGGGTCAGAAGTTCGCCAAGGGCGGCACTGCGAAGTACGCTGGCGGCGGGATGTGCAAAGGCTACGGCATCTCGAAGAAAATTCGCCCGACCGGGCCGATGAACTAGTTCTCTGAGCTAGTCTATAAACATGACCTACGCTGAACTCGTACAGCAAATTAAGGACTACATCCAATCCGAGGAGACGACCTTTGTCTCCAATCTGGACGGGATCATCCAGCTCGCCGAGCAGCGTATCAACAGGGATGCGAAGTCTCCTGACTCCAGGTCATCTACTACTGGAACGTTCTCAACTCAGACAATAACCACACCAAGTGATTTCGTTATCCCTCTGAGTCTGTTCGTCAGTGTGGGTGGCCTGGAGGTTGGTCTTCTACTGAAGGAGCCCTCGTATCTCACAGAGGCTTACGGTGTGTCTGCGTCCTCTGCTGGTTCTACTGGTGATCCTGCATACTACGCCATACAGACTTCGTCTACTGGCGGGACTAGCATCATCGTAGCGCCATCACCAAGCTCCCTGCTCAACTACACCCTGTACTACTACTCCGCGCCGGATACGATCACTTCCGGCGGAAGCAGTGCTACCACCTGGGTCAGCACCTACTTCCCTCAAACTCTTTTGTACGGGTGTCTTTCTGAGGCGTACACCTTCCTGAAGGGTGATCCGCAAATGCAGCAGCAGTACGAGAAGCTGTATCAGCTTGGGTTGATGGAACTCAAGAACGTCTGCGAGGACGAGCAGCGCATGGACAACTACAGAAACCCCGACAGCAAAAGGAACATTGGTTAACACATGGCGTTCACTGGTAGCTATGTAACGGATTCATTCAAGCAGCAGTTGTTTCTTGCTGTCCATGACTTCTCTGTGGACGTGATCAAGATCGCTCTCTACACGAGTTCTGCGACAATCGACAACACCACTACCGCGTATAGCGTCACCAATGAAGTCTCTGGCGCTGGCTATAGTGCTGGCGGAAACACACTGACATGCACTCTGACCTCAAGCGGCGGCTATGCGATTCTGGACTTCGCTGACGTGAACTGGACCACAGCCAGCTTCACCTGTCGCGGCGCTTTGATCTACAATTCGTCGAAGGCAGACAAGTCGATCTTCGTTCTGGACTTCGGCACGGATAAAACGGTATCCGGCGGTACGTTCTCTGTGCAGTTTCCTGCCGCAGATGTGAACAACGCAATCGCCGTCATTAGCTCGGTGACCAACTGATGCCCCCTACATACACTTCAAACAACAGAATCAAGAAGATCGCCAACGGTGATGAGACTGGAACGTGGGGAACCAGTACGAACACCAACTTCGATCTCTACGACACTGCAATCGATGGCGTTGTGGATATCACCCTCAGCGGGACCTCCAGCACCCTGACGATCTCTGACGGCGCGGCGGCAAGCCCTGACGGTCGCAACAAGGTGCTTGTCCTTGGCGGGTCTCCGTCTGGCACGCATACGATCACGGTCAGCCCAAACTCGGTCGAGAAGCACTACTACATCCAGAACAATACCTCGCAGAGCGTTGTCATTGCTCAGGGTTCTGGGACCACGGTCACCATTGCGGCTGGGTATTCGGCGATTGTGTACTGTGATGGCGCTGGCTCCGGTGCCTCCGTCAAGGAGATCATCACCAAGTTCAAGGCTACTGAGTTTAACGCCAGCACATACACTGCTGCTGCGTCTCTCGCGGTAAAGCCTGGGTCGAATTCAACGAACGCCATTGCCTTCCAGACCTTTGGTGGAACCCAGGTTGCCGCACTCGACACCACGAATAGCAGGTTCTGTGTGGGGACGGTTGCGCCGACAGCGAAGCTCACCATCTCTGAGAACGCCTCTTCCGTGACTCCCCCGTCTGGAACTCTGTTCCATGCGGTTGGCGCTAACGCTGCTGGTGGTGTAAGGTTCTCTATCGACGGGATTCAGAACGGGCCGATATATACCGGCAGAATCTGCTTTGGAACCGCTGCCTCCCCCAGTGCCGTTCTAAGTTCCTCTTACCTTGCGGCGCTTGCTGGGCGTGGATACCTGACTACTGGATACTCCAACGACCTGGGGCAGGTTGCTTTTCAGGCGGAAGAGAGCTTCACTGACTCAACCGCCGCGACTGGGATCGTCTTCGTCACTACGGCACCCGGATCGGTCACCAATAATCAGGTTGCTCGAATCAACGGCAGAGGCCAGTTCGTCATCGGCGTTCAGGCGGCTGGCGGTTTGGTGAACGTACCTACGAACAACAGCGTTGGCATTGAGCTTCAAAGCACTACGAGGGCGGTCCTTCTTTCCAGGATGACCACGGCTCAACGTGATGCCATGACGGCGGTTGACGGCATGATTATCTACAACACGACAACCGGAACGATCCAGGGATATCAGAGCGGCGCGTGGGGTAACCTGTAATGACAATATTCTCTTGGAACATTCGCCTTATGGAGGTTGTCCCGCAGGAGGGAAGCCTCAATGAAGTTGTGATCATCGTCTACTGGGATCGCAACGCCTCCAGAATCAGTGGCGGGAAAACGTACACCGCTCACCGGACTGGAACCTCCAATCTTGGATCTCCTGACCCGTACAACTTCACGCCGTTCAACCAATTGACCCAGCAACAGGTCGTTGGGTGGATTGAAGCTTCGCTCGGTCAGGATCAAATCGACGCCATCGATCTCTCTCTCGAAGGCGAGATCGACAGCCAAATCACCCCCCCCACCGAGGTGCTGCCTCCCCCGTGGCAGTAAGAATATGCACGCTGACTTCATCTCCAAACTCCTTCACGGCGTCACTGCGGCGCACATGCTCCACCTGATGACCAAAGGCCCTGGGTCCTACGCCCGTCATAAGGCGCTTGGATCCCTCTATGATGGGCTTTCCGACTCTGCTGACTCGCTTGCGGAGGAGTGCTTCGGTGTTCATGGTGTGCCGACATCCTTCCCCAGTGAGAAGTTTGTTTGCCCGAAAGACCCGGTGAAGTTCGTCGAAGAACTCTACGAGTATGTCTCCAGGAGCCGAAGCCAGATGGGAGAAGAGAGCCACATCCAGAACTCCATCGACGGCATCCTGACGCTACTCGCCACTACCAAATACAAGCTCGTCAATCTGTCGTAGGAGGCAGCGTGTCGTTTTTCGGTAAGATCAAGTCAGTCTTCTCTCCGTCCAAACTGAATCGAGTTAAGGGCGTGGTTGGGTCCGTGTACCCGATTGTGGAGTTCGTCGCCAAGATGACCCCCACTCGCGCCGACGATGAGATCCTGCAATGCGCCAACATGCTCGGCGTCCGTGAGTTCCTCGCCTCTTCTCCTGAGAAGACCGGGGAGACCTTGAAGGAGTTGGCAATCAAAGCGGCGCAGAAGAAGTTCACCGATGTTCCAGTCGAGGTCTTGGCTCGTGCGGTTGAATCCGCCTACCAGCAGATGAAGGCCAAAGACTCTATCTAAGGAGTTTGTGGCGCATGCCGCTTATCAAGATTCAGCCCAGGCAGGGTATCGTTAAAGACCTCACCAACTACTCGAATGAGGGTGGGTGGTACGACTCTGACAAGATCCGCTTCCGGCTTGGATTCCCTGAGCAGATCGGCGGCTGGATCAAGTACGTTGCGACCACCTTCCAAGGAACCTGCCGCAGTCTTCACCAGTGGTTCACGAACGACCTCAATACATACCTTAGCCTTGGTACACACCTAAAGCTGTATGTAGAGACTGGTAATACGTTCTACGACATCACACCTATTCGTAGAACCGTAACGCTAGCCAATCCGTTTGAAACCGTTGCCACTGGCAGCAAGTACCTGTACGTTAACGACACCGCCAATGGTGTGGTGATCAACGACTTCGTCACCTTCTCTGGCGCGACGACATTCGACACGGTCTTTACTGCGGCGCTACTGAACGCTGAATTCCAGGTCGTTGAGGTTGTCAGCGCCAATCAGTACAAGATCCTCGTGTCTGGTGCTGCCGCTGGTGCCAGTGCTGGTGGCGTGACTGGTGGCGGCGCTTCTGTATCCGCTGCCTACCAGATCAATGTCGGGCTGGAGAGCCAGGTATACGGTGGTGGTTGGGGCGCTGGTCCTTGGAGCCGTGGATCCTGGGGGTCTGGCTACACGGTTGGCATCGCTTCGCAGCAGATTCGCCTGTGGTCGCAGGACAATTACGGCGAGGATCTGATTACGAATATTCGCGGCGGCGGCATCTACTACTGGACCACCGCAGGGGCGAATCCAGAAGCCTCTCGCGCCGTAGAACTTTCCTCGATCTCTGGCGCAAATGAATGCCCAACCATTGCAAACAAGATCCTGGTCAGTGATATCGACAGGCATGTCATTGCAATCGGACCCAACCCAATCTTCGAGGCAACGCAGGATCCACTCTTGATTCGCTGGTCCTCGCAGGAAGATTACCTCGACTGGGAGCCGCGCACGGACAACACTGCTGGTGACTTTAAGATCTCAAGCGGTTCCGAGATCATTGGCTGTCACGAGACACAGCAGCAGATCGTTGTGTGGACTGATGTCAGCACGCACGTTATGGCGTACACTGGCCCTCCCTACACGTTCTCTGTCAATCAGGTCAGCGACTCTGCCTCCATCATCTCTCCCAACGCATCTGTTGACGCTCGTAGCGTTGTGTTCTGGATGGACGTGAACAACTTCTACCAGTACTCTGGTTCGATCCAGGTTCTGCCCTGTCCTGTTCGCGACCACATCTTCAAAGACATCAACCTCCAGCAGCGGTACAAGGTATTCGCCGGGGTGAACTCCCTGTACAACGAGATCTTCTGGTTCTATCCTTCGGCTGGCAGTGAGGACATTGACCGCTACGTCATCTACAACTACGACGAGCAGGTGTGGTCTATCGGCACGATGAACCGCACGGCATGGCTGGACTCCGGGTTCAATACCTATCCACTCGCTACGAGCCGAATAGAGGATCCGAACGGGAACCAGAACACCACCGGGTATCTCTACCAGCACGAGACTGGATACGACGATGACGGGAGTGCGATGTCCTGCTACGTTGAGTCCAGCGATATCGACATCGATGACGGTGAGCAGTTCTCGTTTGTCAGCAGGGTGCTGCCTGACGTGATGTTCCGTGGGACCTCTGGAACTCCGTCGATCAGCATGTCATTCAAGTACCGCAATTATCCTATGGAGAGCTTTTCCAATGGACCTACGGTAACCGTGACGAATGGAGACACGCAGAAAGGGATCCGCATGCGGGGTCGTCAGATGGCATTCCGAGTCTCGTCGAATGGAACCCAGATTGGGTGGAGGCTGGGGTCCAATAGATTCCAGATTCAACCTGACGGTATGAAGTAGGGCTTGGTGGTATCAAGTGAATAGAAAAACACCAAGGCAACTCATACCCACAGCGCCTTCTGAGTACAAGAAGGAGTATCTTGATCTTGTTGTTCGCGCCGTCAATCTCTTCATCGGAGATGCAGTCAACCCCGGCGACCTCGTCGGTAGCTCTCTGCTGATCGTCAACGCGACCGAATCCGGCTACGATCTAAGGGTTGGTTCGGTTTATGTTGATGCAAACGGCTTCTTGAAAATGGTTAGATTCGGAGAAGCATACGCGCCCACCAATAAGATCCGTGTCAAACTAGGATCGGTTACGGTATCAATCACATGAAGAATAAAGGTATCGGCGCTCTCGCAGAGCAGATTGCATCCAAGGGTCGCAACGGCGACTCTCTCCTCATGCACATCCAGCCGGAAGAGCTTGCAGGTATCGCGGCGCTTCTGGGTCAGGATCTGACGATCAACCCTGAGACGGGGATGCCGGAAGCGTTCTCGTGGAAGAAGCTGTTGGGAGCGGTTGGGCTGGGGGCTGGCGCAACTGCGCTCATAGCCATGACTGGTGGCGCTGGAGCTGGGTTTCTTAAGCCACTAGCTAGCCTTGGGGCGAAATTGGGTCTAGCCAAAGCTGGCGTACTCCCAACCCTACTAAAGACCGCTGCTGTTCCTGCCCTGATTTCTGGCGCTGCTGGTCAGGCTGTTGGTGCGTTTGCCCCCGACCCCAAAAAACAGGACCAGCAGACTCTCGGCCAGATGCAGCAATACATTGACGAGAGAAACAAGCAGCAGATGCAGAAGATGATCTTCCCCTTGCTTCGGCAGATCAATCTGTATCAACCAACCCCGCAAGAACAGCAGGCCCAGCAGCAGGGTCAACCTCCGATTGGCCCTGGCGGCATTGCCTCCACACTTCAGACGAACACCCCTGGATATGCCGAAGGCGGAAGCCTAGAACCTGAAGAGGAGAAAGCGCAGCAGATCATCCGTGACGCGATGGATGCGATTCGCGGCGAGGGAGATGATCCTGAATCGGCGCTGAATACCTACCTTGCCTACTACGGGAAAGATGCGCTTCAGGATCTCTACAAGCGCATGAGCGGCGACGAGGAGCAGGAAGGCGAAGATCAACCTGAAGACGAAGAGCCCAAAGCCGAAGGAATGGTAAAGGGTCCTGGCAACGGAATGGACGACATGGCTACCGCCCGTATGGCACATGGTGGTCAGAAAGTTCTCCTGTCGAACGATGAGTTTATCATACCTGCTGATGTCGTATCCGGGCTTGGAGATGGCAGCAGTGAAGCTGGCGCAAGAAAGCTGTACGCCATGATGGACAGGGTTCGCATGGATCGCACTGGCACAAAGAATCAACCTGGAAAGATTAAGGATAGCAGGGTTCTGCCTGCGTAGTATTAAGGAGATTTGTAATGGCTGAACCTCTAAATTCACAAGTTCAAATTCAGGATGTTCCTGAGTGGATTAAACCTTACAGGAACGCGCTCCTTAACGCGGCGTTTGGTGCTGTGTTCACTCCTGACTACATGCGCCAGTACCTTCCGAGTGCTACGTTCTGGAATGCGACCACGCAGGGTGGTGGTGCTGGGTCCACGCCGCCTCCTCCCGCTACTCCTGGAGGGACCGCTCCCAGTGAGCCGGATACGCGAACCGATGTGGCCGCGCCGACCGAGACTGATAAGCTGGGAATTGCTGGCGCACTCACACCGCGAATTCCCAAGATGCTTGGCTTGGTTTGGGATGCAAAGACTCGTACCTGGGTTCCTGAAGGGTACAGGGAAGTAGTTACGTCTATGGCCGAGGGTGGCGCCCTCGCCAAGATGAATGAAGGCGGTGGCCTTGCTCAGGAGGTTGCCGAGCGTTACGAGAACATTCGGCGCTCTGCTCCGCTATTTCCGTCCAACAACGCTGTCCAGCCTGAAGAGATCATGGATATCGTAAACAGATCTCTCACTGGCGGGGTTTATTATCCTGGCAGAACTGGTCCCTTCGGGTCCTTCCTGCCTGGGGCCAACACTTCCTCTTCTACTGTCGGAACGAATATCGGGAGCGGCACTACTGGAGGTACCTACACGCCTCCTGCCAGTTCGTCTACCCCATCGCCCAGGACGACTGGTCAACCCACTGCCACCACCCTGCCTGCGAGAACAAATGGCACTACCACCTCGCAGGGAGTGGCATCTGCTAGGCCCTTGGGTTCCGGCGCTCCCCCTATTGGCACTCCTGCTTCTGCCGCTGTCCTGCCGATGACGGTCGCTGGGCCTGCTGGAACCACCTCGGCGAATCGCGGCGCTGGTGGATACAACCCGGCGCAGTACGCCACGGATGAGCAGGCTCGTGGACTTGCTTCGCTGTTGGGTGGAACTGTTTCCAGAACGAATCCCGTTGGCCCGATTGGTCCTCCCCCGCAGAACCTGATCGACGTTGGTGGGCGAGATGATCTGAATGCTGGCCTTGTTCAACAGGCGCTTGGTCCCATTACGGTTGACGGCGTCACTCGCGCCAGAACTCCTAGCGAGATGTCGTTGGCTCTTTCTGGTCTGCGCCAGGATATTTCTGGTGGGGGTGGGGATACTTCGGCAATCGATGCTCTCATCCGCCAGAACACTGCGGCTTATACTTCCGGCGCAGGGGCATCTCCGGTTGGGCAGGGGACTGTTAACAGGCAGTCTGCTTCTGTTTCCGATCCCACCATGAATGCCATTGAACGCAATCGGCAGAGCATGATCGACATCCTTAGCCAGATCAATCAGGCGCAGGAGAAATCCTCTCCTATGGCTGGCACTCCCGCCGACAAGGGGGCGATTGCAACTACCGCCAGAAACGCGCAGGAAGAGGACGAGTGGGTTCGCAAGAATGCTGAAGGCTACGCCGCTGGTGGATCCCTCGCTCAGTTTGAGATCGGTGAAGACGGCAAGGTGAAGAACTACCGCAAGGGTGGAGCTATCCGAAAGAATGACGGCGGTGGTTTCGGCCCTACTGGGTCTGGAACTGGCACGGCGCAAACCGGAACCCCGTTCACCGGCCCAAATATCCTTGGCTTTGGGACGGCGCAGACCCCAAGCGCTGGCGGATTCGGAGGGGCCAGCGGTGTTGCTTCTTTGTTTAGCTCGGTCAATCCCAATGTTCCGTCTCAGAATCTGTTTAACCCTCCACCTGTGTATGGTGGGCAGCGGGTTCTTGGGTTCGGTCAGGACTTCGGTCAATACACCCCTGGGACTGGGTTTACTTCTAGCCGGATGACCAGAGGCGCTCTTGCTGGACTGGAAAGCCTTCCTAGCATCTTCAGGAATGTTGATGTTCCAGCAACCGCTAGCACGCCTGCTTACAGCTATACGGATATCAATCCCAACACTGACTTCGGCAAGGGCCTGTCTAATGTCAACTGGGCTACTGATATTGCTGGGGTTGGCGCTGGGTCTGGGCTTGATCTTCTGAAGCAGGTTGGCCTTGGGCCGGAAGCTTCTCAACAAGAAGAGCGCAAGAGCTACCTGATGGGCTTGATGCCGGATATTCAGAAGATGGGGTTCCAGGGTCCAATCTCTGTTGCCCCACTGACTGCCCCCACAATTCAGGCCCCCACCGGAGTGACTGCTGGGCAGACTGAGGTTGGCGAGTTCGGCGCTCCTACCGCTGAGAAGTACATGTCTCCGTATCAGCGTTCGGTTATCGACACGCAGAAGCGGGAAGCGCAGCGTCAGGCCGCAATGCAGAAGGCGGGTAGATCTGCTGCTGCTGTACGCGCAGGTGCTTTTGGTGGTTCTCGGCAGGCGATCCAAGAAGGCATGGCCGACGAAGCACTCCAGCGCCAGATGGGCGACATTGAGGCTACTGGTATGCAGCGTGCATACGAGTCCGCTCAGGGTCAGTTTGAGCGTGACCGGGCTGCGTCTCTCGCCTCTCAGCAGGCGAACCTCCGCGCCGCTCTCGAAGCGCAGATGGCGAATCAGCAGGCTGGCCTTACCGCTGGTCAGGCAAACTTGCAGGCTGCTCTCGGGACTCAACAGCTTGGAACTCAGGCTGGGCTGGAAGCTGCCAAGGCTTCTCAGGCTGGCGACCTCGCAACGTGGCAGATGCAGTTGGATGCGATCAAGCAGGCTTCGGCTGAACAGCAGGGCATGCGTCAGCAGGACTTCGCGAACAAGCTGGCTGCTCTCGGTCAGGTTCAGTCTGGGGCTGCGGGTCTTGCTGGGCTGGGCGGCACGATGATGAACATCCCGGCGCTAGCGCAGCAGCTTGAGCTTCAGCGTCTGGCGGCTCTTCAGCAGGGCGGTGGCGCTGTTGATGTTAAGACACAGCAGGCACTGGATCTTGCGTATCAGGACTTCATCAACCAGCAGAACTTCCCGTATCAGCAGATGAACTTCTTGCAGGGCATCATGTCTGGCGTTCCAGTAGGCATGCAGTACGAGGGCGTTCAGTTCCAGCGCCCTAGCTCTGGTGGCCTGACTGGCTTGCTGACTTCCGGCGCAGGCTTGCTGTCCAATTACCTGACCAGCCGGGGTTCCTCCGGCGGCACCTCGAATATCAACACCTAAGGTAAGCGATGAATCTCGTAAAAGCAGCAGACGACATCAAGAACCTCTCTGATCAGCAACTACTCTCTGCTGGTCAGAACCCCGTTATGATACCTCCGTATCTGGTGCTTGCTGAGATGAAGCGCCGGGAACAACTGAGGGCGCAGTACGCCAAGGCGCAGCAGCAACAGCAGCCTTCTGTAGCGCAGCAGTTGGCGCAGAATCTTGCACAGCCGCAACAGGGACAGCCTCAACAGGGCGCTCCGCAGGGTCCTCCTCCGCAGGGGATTATGCAGGCAGCGCCCCCTCAGGCTATGGCGATGGCGCAGGGTGGGCATGTTGCGCGGTATGCGGATGGCGGGAAGGGGAAGTACTCTCCAAGCTTTGAGGAGATTGTTTCCTACACGGCCAAGCCGATGGAGGCTTTGGTTAAGGCGTCCCAGACTCCGACCTCTGCTATTGACATCCCCAACCTCGCATCAACTCCAGAAGAGTTTATGTTGCAGTTCCGCAAGTCCCAACGGACGCCAGAGCAGTTTGGTCAAATTGCGGAACAGATGCTTGGGAAGCCTGACTACTCGAAGTATGAAGAGCTTGTTCGCCGCCAGCGTCAGTTGGCTGAGTCCAAGAAGCCAAGCCTGGGAGATGCTCTGATTGCTGCTGGCACCGCTATTGCCAGCAACCGGGATCCTCGCGTTGGACTTGCTAGTCTTTTGGCGCAGGGAATTGGCGTTGGGTCGCAGAGCTACAAAGCAGCTAAGGAGCAGCGCGAGAAGGACATCAACGCCGCAATGATGGCGGAGATGTCGCTTGAACGGATGCGCCAGCAGGATCAAGAGAAGAAGGCTGCTACCATGATGAACCTCATGCAGATGGATTCTGGTCAGCTTCAGACTATTGCCAACAATCTCAGTGCCAATCAACGCACTCTGTACGAGGCTGGCAAGAATGCCGAGAACGCGCAGGCAAGGATGAAGATCGATATAGCCAAGGCAGATCTCGATAGGGCGATGTCCGCTGTAAACTCAGTCCTTTCCTTCAAGCAACATCAGGCCTCCGATGAGGCCGCTCTTGCTAGGGTTAACGCCGCCAACCAGTACAGAATCTCTGCCCCAAGGTCGTCTCCTCAGATGACTGGCCTTACCACTGCGATCAGAAACAACCAGAGCAGACTCAAGGAGATCGACGAGCAGCTTGTTAATCCGAGAATCAAGAGGAATCCAGAGATGCTCAAGTCTCTCGTTGAAGAACGCAAGAGATTGCAGTCTGCTACGGATATATACACAAAGATGTTTGAGCGATCCGTGGCTTCCGGCGGTGCCATTGGTGGCGGGTATGTCCCGTACACCGATGAAGAGTAGCGTTATGGTCGTACCATATTCTTAAGGAAAAGACATGGCGCTTAAAACGATCTACCTAGAGGGCTTCGGCTTGATGGATGTTCCTGCTGAACTCACTGGCAAGGAACTTTCAGTCTATGCCTCTAGGGAGGCTCGGAAGCGAAGGGCGGAAGAGTCTGCCGCTGAGGTAACCCAGCAAGCGCAGAAGAAGCCTGAGCCTTCCACCATGCAGCAGGCTGCTGGCTTTGCTGCTGGTCTCCCTGCTGGCCTTGCCTCTGGGCTGATTGGGTCTACCCTTGAGGGCATTGGTGGCCTGACTGGCATCCGCCCGGTGGAAGAAGCTGGCGCTTCTTTCAACGAGTGGGTTCAGGAGAAGTTGAAGCAGGCAGTTGGCGAAGAAGCCGCTGCTTCTGGCGCGTCCCAGGTGGGTCAGACTATCGGCGGCATTGCTTCGTTCTTTACTCCTGGAGTTGCTGCCAAGGTGCTTGGTGGTGCTGGGAAGCTGGCTAAGGTCGCTCCCTATCTGAGTACCGCGATGTCCGGTATTCAGGGCGCTGGCGAACAAGTCGAGCGGATGCGGCAGCAGGAAGCCGAGGGTGATCAGATCGATCCCTTGATGCGCCAGTTGTATGCTGCTGGCGCGGGTGCCGGGACCGCGTTGCTGGAAAACATACCCATCAGCGGACTCGCCAAGTATACTCCGCTCAAGCGTGTGCTGGGTGATATCCCAGTCTCCGCTGAGGCTGGTGCGTTTACGAGGGCGATGGATGCGGGTGCCGGGACTATCCTTGGACGGGCGCTTGGGACTGGCGCTGGCGAAGCTGCCACTGAAGTAAGCCAGAACGCATTGCAGAACATCATCGAACGCCAGTACAACGAACAGCGCGGCATACTTGAAGGTAGCACTGAGTCTGCTGTGGGTGGATTCCTTGCTGGCGCGGCGCTTCAGGGTGGCGCTGATCTGTACCGCGATGTCTACCTGAATAGGAAGAAGTTTGAGGGAGATGTCAAGGCGCTTCGAGGGCAGCTTTCCGAAGAGCAACTCCCACTCCTTCCGGCTGGAAAGAGAAAAGCGGTTCAGATTCGCGGAAAAGATATCTCCACAGTATTGGGAGAGGAGGATATCGCAGAGGCAGAAGCTGCTTTCTCTAAGGTCGCTTCTCCGCAAGGAGTCCCGCTCCTTCCTCCTGGCAAGTTTGCTTCTGATGAAGAGGCGCGGAGAAAGATTGATGAAGAGATCGAGGCCGCAAAGGTATATGGCCCGACTCCAGACTTATCCTACGCTACACCTGAAGCAATGGCGCGTATCGAGGAGCTCAGGGCTAAGGAGCAAGCGGACAACGAAGCGATAATCAAGCAGCGTGAACAGGACATCGCTGCGCTGCCGGATTTCCCATCCTACCTTCCTGATCCAAACGTAACGCCGATCAGCGAGTGGCCGAAGCCTCAAGTCAAATTGTTTGACCAGTACCTGAGCAAGTTCTCTCCAGAGCAGGCCAAGCTGATTGAGAGCTTCAGCCCTGAAGAGATGGATTCGTTTATTGAGCGAGGCGTGAAGCGCAAGACCGAATCCGAACAGCAACTGCAAAAGATCCGAGAAGAGCAGGCGGCTCGTATTGCTGCTTCCCGTAGGGCGGATATCGAGCAGGCTGATGCGATCACTCTCTCGCGGTTCGCAGAGGACTATCAAAAACAGGAAGCCGAAGCGGCTAGGGCAAAGCGCGAAGAGGAGCTATCTAAGGCCGCTGCCGGGAGGGCTGAAGAGGCTGCGATCAAAAACCTGTATGCGCGTGAGGAGTTCGACAAGTTCGTTGCCGACCGAATCGCAGCAAAGAGCAAGATCGAAGAAAGCCAGAGGGTTGCTGGTGAACTGGCGAAAACGAAGTTCGGTAAGCCCCTCGGTGAGTTGAAAGACTCTCAGAAGATCCAACTCGCTAGTGAGATCGACGCAATCTCAAAGGAGGCTTCGTTCAGAACTGAAGTCAACAAAGAGATTCCAGAGCTTGGAGACCCCATCTACAAGCTGCAAAACCGGGTATCTGTAAACTTCTTCGGCACTCAGTACAAGAACCTCCCAGAAGCGAAGCAGGGGATAGTGAACTCTGCTATTGAACGAGGAGAAGGGAGAACCGTACTTGGCGAAGAGCTTCTGGAAGAGAGAGATTTTGACAAGTACAAGCGGCTCTATAATCGTGACGACTTCCGCGCCGTAAACAAAGAGATGCGCTCTTTCGTGCGAGACGAGAGTGGGTTTATCCCGGTCACAAAGGACTCCCTGTATTCCGCTGTTAAGTCTGTATCCGAAGACCCTACCAGTACTATCAAGCCAAATAGAATGGCATCAAACGCCATGTTCAAGCACATGCTTGATCGTGGTGTTATTGTGGACATTGACGGAAAGACCTACCTTAACGAGGAAGCGACTGGCCCCCGCTATCAGCTTCCTATAAGCAACAATCCAAACATCGAGAGCCAGCAGAGCGCCTTCAAAGCCGAGGAAGCGAAGGTCACGGTTGGTCCAAAAATGAGGGATGCTCTTGAGCGGCGCGGACTGTCCGATGTGTTCACCCTGGGTATCGTTGAAAAGATCGAAGATACCCCTGCTCTTGGCAAGTACCTGAATCGCGTTATTCAGATCGCCGCCGCGCCTGAGGGGAAGGTCCGATCTCTCGACGAGATGATCTCCTCGATGGATCACGAGATCGTCCACGGCATGCGTGCCGCTGGGCTGTTCACGGACGCCGAGTGGAACCTGCTGACCACTGATTTCAACGCCAACCTGCTAGACGACAAGCAGAAGGAAGCGTACACGCGGATCTACAAAGCCCAGGGGATGAGCGACCAAGCCATCCAAGAGGCCTTGAACGAGGAAGCTGTCGCTATGAAAGCGGCGCAACTCAACAACGTGGACCCCAAGCGTTTGGATCCGAAGTCCTTGTCGCTGATCAATAAGGTCCGCTTCTACCTGGAGTTCGGGCGCAACTCTGCTGCCCTTGGATACAACAGCGCCGAAGACGTGCTGGCTGCGATCAAGTCTGGCGAGATTGGCAAGCGTGGGTTTACTTCTGAGTTTGAGAAGGTGGGCGGGAAGGCCAAGCGTGTTGGACGCCAGGAGATCTCTATCGCCTCTGAGGCTGACAAGTCTTCCGGGGTTGAGACCAAGGTCTACGGAGAAGAGGATGAGGAAGGGGTAACGGACGAGAAGTACAAGCAGGCTCTGTCCGGGTTGGCCTCCAAGTTCGACCGCAAGACCCCGGTGAAGTCCCCTCGTCAGTACTTGATCCAGCAGATGGATGTCGCGCCGGAAGATGTTGATGCCCTGGTCAAGGGCATGATCAAGAATAAAGATCTTGTCAAAGTTGGCGGCGCTCTCTACATCTCCGATAGGGCTAGGCGGTCTATTGAAACTTCATCCGCCGAAAAATTGCCAGTCGATAAACCGAAATACGAAATCAAAGGCGAATACAGTCTGGAAGAAGACCCTCAGTTTTCATCCTATGTAAAGTTGGCGCTGGAAGGGCTGGATACCAAGCAGCTTGGGGCGCAAAGCTACTCCCTGTACAGGTCCATAAAGGACGGAAGCGCGCAGTTCGATATCCCTGAATCCTTCAAGGAGTCCCTCACTCCAAGTCTGGTCCGCTCTTCTGTGGACCGAATCCTTAGAATACCTGCGACTCGCCCTGGAGAGGTTCAGTCTAAGACCGCCGCGAAATCCAGATCGGCGTTGCTTGATAGAGATCAGCTAAACTCCGCGACCCCAGAGCAACGAGAGTCAATTATCTCTGACATCAATCGGTGGATAAATGCAAGGGGGAACTCGCTTTATCACGCTGCCTTCCCTGACAACGCGATTGAAATCCTGCGTGGCGGTGGGATCAAATCTTTCGCCGGGGAGAAAGGCGTAAGCCTCTCTCGCGTGCCAAGCATATTCACTGGGTTCTCTCAGTCTAGCAGGCCAGTGTCGTTTGTCATCGACTCAAAGTCCGTTCAGACCAAGCCGATAAACGAAGGCGTTTACACGGGCGTCGAGAGCTTGATCAATAGAGACGGAAGAACAACAAAGGAAATCAATAGCTGGCTATCCAAGTTGAAATCTGATGGATACTCCGTTCCCAGTGATTCTTCGTTTTTGTTTACTGGAAAGAATAAATACTCCATTTCAGAAGAAGGGTTCGTTCAGGCCATGTCTTCGCTTGGGGTTCCTGTTGAATCTTCTTCTCGCTTTATCTCTGCCAGAAAGATCTTGGATCAGCCCAGAGAGCTAGCCTCAGCCAATCTCAAGAGGGTTCCTGGGCAGAAGGTTGACTTCGACGCCTCGTTTCAAAAAGCTGACTACTTGAATTTTGAGTTCGAGCAGCGCAGTAGGGGCAAGAGCGTTTACGATATCCCTTCATCCAGCATCATTGGCGTCATATACGATCCCAGGTACATGGACAAGAAGGAGATAAGCGCACTCAAAAAAGCAGCTACAGAGGCTGGAATTCCTGTGCGTGCGTATGAAACCAGCGAGGAGCTAGAGGAAGAGAGCAATATCTTTGGACCTGAAACAAGGTCTGGAAGGACGGTCAGTAGGGCTAGGGTGTCCGAAGTTCCAGCAGGGAAGCCGCTGTTTCAACTTCCACCCTCTGGTGCTGAAAGGGTTAAGGGAGACGCTCTCGTTAACCCAAGCGGAGCGTCACCCACCAAGCCATTCTTCACCAAGAAGTCTGCGAAGAACCCGCTGGAAGGAGCAAGTGACCTGATCAAGGGCAACTTCTCCTCGTTCCGGCAGAAGCTGATTGACCGCTATGACCCTGTCCGGTTGATGGCAATTGAGGCGTACTCCAAGACTGGCGACAAGAAGTACCTCAGCGCCGCTGAAGGTTCATACCACGCACTCCTGTTCTCCGATAAGGCACAGGACATGGCTCTTGCTGGGCTGGAGAATGGAGGCTTCACGACTGAAGGAAGTATTATCCTCGCTGCCGACAACGAGAAGATCGCTCCACTGAAGATCTTCCAGTCACTGAGAGAGAAAGGCAAACTCGATGCCTTCTTCAATTTTGCGTACGCAAAGCGGTACAAGGCCCTGAAGGAGAACGGGAAAGACCCTGGCGGGGTGATCAGCGAAGCCGATGTCGAAAGGGAATACAAGCGGTGGGAGAACGACAACGACATCAACACTGCCATCGAAAACTTTAAGGCATACAATGACAACCTTGTGGACATGCTTCGCAAGAGTGGTTTCATCTCCGCAGGTGAGGCTAAGGCGTGGAAGTCTGCCTTCTACATTCCCTTCTACCGCATCCCGACCGTGATGGAAGGAGATGTGGATACGGGTGAGGTGGACATCCCGCGCCTCAGTTCGCAGATCACAAACCTCTCCAACCCCAAGGGGCTTACGGGGCGCGATCTCCCGGTCAATGACGCGATTGAGAACGTCATTGCCAACACCTATTACGTCATCGGCACCGCTGCCAAGAACTTCGCAGCTCGTAAGGTAGCGAGAGATGGTGTTATCACTGGATACATGAAGGAGATCGAGAAGCCTGGAGACGCGCAGCAGGGGTACAAGGTAATTACCGTCAGAGAAGGCGGCATCAAGAAGCATTACGAAGTAAAGGATGCTCTTCTGCATGACGCTGTAGCCAAGTCCGGGTTCCCTGTTCAGGACGTTCTGCGGGGTATGGGCTGGTTCACAGAGAAGCTGCGGCGCGGAACCACACTGTCGCCTACCTTCATCGTTCGCAACACTCTGCGTGACGCTATTCAGTCCTGGATCCTTGGTCAGTACGGAAGCACGTTCCTGCCTCCGTTCAAAGAGATCACCAAAGGAATCCAGATGGCGTACCAGAACTCTCCCGAGTTCAAGGCGCTGAAGTCTGCTGGCATCTCTAGCTCTGGGTTGCGGAAGAAGACCCTGCAAGAGACAGCTAAAGAGATGCGCCGTAAGATTGGCGAAGAGCAGCAGGGAGTTATTGCTCAACTTGGTGGGATCTTCAATAAGGGAATCGAGGTTCTTGAAAGAGGATCTGAGATCTCCGAAGCCAGCACGAGAACCAAGGTCTATCAGGATGTCCTGGCGAAGACTGGTGATCGCGCAGAGGCACTGTTCGCTGCCATGGAGACCATCAACTTCTCCAGGAAGGGTAGCTCCCGTGGCTTGCAGATTGGCATGGCTCTGCTTCCGTTCTTCAACGCCAGAATCCAGGGCATGGATGTCTTCTACCGCACGATGAAGGGCGAGAAGATGATGCCCAATCAGATGTCGGCTGACATGAAGGGCGCGGCAGTCACTCGCTTCATGTACTTCTCTGCCCTCTCCGCGCTCTACGCGCTGTACATGTCCAACCACCCCGCCTGGGAGAATGCCACCGACGAGGAGAAGGACGGGAATATCTTCCTTCCCGTGGACTTCATTCCCGGAATCAAAGAGGGGACGGTTCTCAAGTTCCCGATTCCGCAGGAGCTTGGCCTGATCGGCAAGATGCCTGCCGAGCGCATCGTCACCATGATCAAGGGGCGCTCTGACGGTGGTGACCTGATTGACTCCCTCCAGAGAGCGGTGTTCGATACCCTGTCGTTCAACCCAATTCCTCAGGTATTCCTTCCTGGGATCGAGGCGATTGCCAACTTCGACTTCTACTCCCAGAGGCCGATTGAGAATCAATATCTCGCCAGCCTGCTTCCAGAAGAACGATACACTGAGTACACCACTGGCGTAGCCAAGGCAATCGGCAGGGCAACGGAAGACACTGCCGCCGCTGTATCACCTGTGATGGTGGATCATTTAATCAGGGGCTACTTCGGCACTCTCGGTGCCTACTCTGCCGACATTCTTGGCAGACTCATAGAGGAAGGAAGCGATGCCCCCGCGCCGGAACGGATGCGCTTCTCTGAGCCGTACCTCCTCCCCGTCATCGGCCCCCTCTTCAAGTCTGCTGAAGGCAAGAAGATGGTCGAGGATCTGTACATGATCGACGAGGCTGCGAAGATGGCGGCGTCCACCCTCAAGGCATACTCTGAGAATGGGCGCGAACTATCTGAAGCCAAGGAAGACGAGCTTTACCAGCTTGCCGAGATTGGCGAGGAAGTCCGCCCGGTCATTGAGCAGATCCGCGAACTCAACCGACAGAAGCGTGCCATTCAAAGCGACACGGAGATGTCCTCCAGTGAAAAGAGAGACGAACTCAACGAGATCCAGAAAGAGATCGTCTCTCTTGCCGCCGAGGTGAACGACCTTAAGAAGCAGATTCCGATTCGCTTGCGGAAGTAGCTTCCTTCCCTTTAGTCGGCTCGATCTTGATAACCACCTTGCGCCTGTCTGCCTCGACGTACTTGACGTTCACGTTCTCTACCGAAGATGATGTCATGCACTCGATTAGGCAGGCGCGATACAGAACCCTAAGGACTACGTCAGTAAACATGGCGTAGTCTTTCAGCTTCGACCTATCGTGAAGCTCTACATTCAGGTTCACCCCAGAGATCGGCAGGAACCGGATTTGATTGGAGATCGTTTGCGATATCCGGTACAACTCACGGCTTGACTGCCTGCTCTGTATCAGGTCGCCTGCCTGGTTCTTCAGGTACAAAGACAGAGGAAACGCTGGATCGTTTATTACTACACGGATAGGATCTTTGAGACGAGGGAGAGATTCAAGGTCCCTCGCCTCTCCTTCTGGGTTGCCTGCACCTCTGCGCCGCACCATCATTGGCGCACCTCTACTTCAACGCGCTCCACTCTCCGTTCCACGGAATGTCTCTTCCACTCTTGTCGTATTGCCATCTGGCTTTCTTCTCCCTTTGATCGCAGTGTATGAATCCCCCGGAGACGGAAACTCCGACTCCCAAGAACTTTCCGAACGCCTCTACTTTGCTGTAGAGATCTTTCAGCGACATGCCGGGGCTGTGGAAATCCATCGCCACTCCCAGTCTGTGCCGCCCGATCTTGCCGCTAGGCTTTGATACCTCCGATGGATGTAGATTGCACCTGTATCCACTCGTGATTACCACCGGGGAACCGAGATAATCCCTGAACTCCTGGATCAAGGCAATGAAATCAAGCTTCATTCCCATCACGCCGCAATGTTTGCAGCATACTTCTGATGCTTTGAAGTTCTTGGATACCATCCACGATGGGCTACGCTGTGTTGTCTGCATACTCAATCGTAACCCCTCGGTGTATAGAACGCAAATTCTGTACACCCAGGGGTCACCTGGGTAGTCTCAGTGGTTTTTTCTAGTTCAGCGTTGTCTCTATCCATCCTTCCTTTCTTTGAGGATTTGGGCTATGCCCATTGGGCTATGCCCATCTGATGAGTCTACTTCGTTCCGGTAGACCCAAAACCTGCGGCACCACGTTCAGTGCCAGACAATTCCTGAACCTGCTCGAATCGAATCGGCTCGTATTTGGCTACCACCATCTGAGCGATGCGAGTCCCCTTCTCGATAACGAACGGCTGGTCACCTACCTGTCTGTATCCGTTCCAGCAGAGGATGACGCCGATCTCCCCACGGTAGGAAGGATCGATTGTTCCAGGACTGTTGAGTACCGTGATGCCATTCTTCAGCGCCAGTCCAGATCGGCTGCGGATCTGCGCTTCGCATCCAGGAGGAAGTTCGACAGACAGCCCGGTCTTCACAACCTGCGGTTCGTTCGGGCGCAGGAATACATCCTCGTCGGCATGCAGGTCCATGCCTGCGTCTTCGTGAGGGCCGTGCGCGTAGACCGGAATCTTGACGGACGCGCTAGCTGTTTTGAGCTTGACGATCATTTGAAATCTCCTCGACCTTGCCTCCGCAAAGGCGTTCCATAATCCGGTAGTGTTCGTACTGCCGTTCGATTCGGCGCATCTCGGCATCACCGTTAGCCATGCAGTACGCACTGACGTAATACCAGAACGCTGCCTTGGGGTGCTTGAACTGCACCAGCTTGACGTAAACAACGCCAGCCACGCCGATCAGAAACAGAATCAATCCACCTAATACAATCTGCATTATTCTCTCACTTTCTGTTGTTTGCGATATTCCTTCCATGCAGCGTCCCATTCCTTCCAGTGATCATCGCGGTTACTGAAGGGCTTGATCGCTTTATCGACGATCTTGGAACAGGTCATGCACTTCTTGTTCAGGATGTGGGTGCCAGCTTCGATCCAGTACGTCTCATGGATCCTGCCAACGATCCCCTTGCACCAGTCCTTGGTGTTCTTCTTGGCGGCTACTGGCAGGTGTTCGGTCTCACTCCTCTTGTTCCACGCCGCTCTTCGGTCAATCTTCACGCTTCCCTCCTCCTCGATTCTCTGGCGCAGATACTTCGCCAGATCCAGGACTTCTTCGTATGCGTCTATTAGAGCATTGCGCCCGTTGTTCGCCTGAAGGTAGGTGCCGTACGTCTTCTTGCCAACCTTAGCACGCTTCCTGATGTCTTGGATAACGAGCCTGTAGATTGGTGTGGCGTTGTTTTTAGTTGGCTTCGGCTGGCTCATCCTCTCTCCTTCTCAATTGCTGTTATCCCTACGCCAATTGCCGCCCACACATCCTTCGACGCCCTGTACAGCATCCCGCCCTTCTTCGTTACGCCGACTCCATACATAGACTCGTACTTGTCGATGATGGCCTGCCGGATATTGGCATCCTTGGCGCGTGGGTTCCCGCACAAGTGCAGCTTTACCTCGCGCCGGAATACTCTCCCCACTCTCTCGTGCTGATCCATGGATACCTCCATGAACCTGCCGACCCACACGCATGTCTCAAACACACTGGCACCAACCGCCATGCCGTACGATGCGATCATCTCGATGCGTATGTCGTGGCAAGAAAGCTGTCTGCATAGGCTGCGTATCGTGTAGTTGTCTGCCTTCTGGAAGGACATGACTCTCAGGTCTTTTCGATGAAGGATTGCGTATGCTGATTCTATTGGGCCTGGATCAATTGCTAAAACCGTTGATGCGTATGGCATTCACTGTCTCCTTTGTGAACTCAGGTGTGAACTTGGCGTACACCTTCTCTGTTATAGCACTACTGGAGTGACCCAGCAGTTTGCTGACTCTCAGTATTGGCACACCAGAGCTAACTAGGTTCGTTGCCACGCTGTGTCGAATGATGTGCGGTGTGATCGTGATTGGCAGACCAGCGGCGACCATCAACTTGCGCCACTGGTAGTTCAGCGACATCGGCCTCCTGCCATTCTGGGCGACGACCAGCTTATCGCCATCCAGAACTTGATGCTTCTTCAGGTATTCGTACAAGTCGTCGTTGATTGAAACATCGGCCACACACTTCTGCCTGGACTTCCTGTTGGCGCTGAAGTAGATGCAGCGACCGTCCAGGTCAATGTCCCTCCAGCGGAGGGAGATGACTGCGCCGGATCTCTGCCCAGTATTGCAGAGCAGCATGCAGTACATCTCCATCCACTGTCCGAACTTGAAAGCATGGTTTAGCACACTGCCCATCTGATCCCATGTGATCCACTGCTTTCTCGGCGCGGACTCCTTAGGCAGTTCGATGTGCGGCTTGGTCTTTATCTGCCCACACTTCCATGCGGTATTGATAGCAGCGACCAGGGCCTGAAGATCTCGCCGGATCGTAGAGGACGACAGCCTCGCCAACCCCTTGGTGGCCTCCCGAATAACGGAAGGCCTGAGGTTGTCTACGAGGATGCCGTCGAGTGCTTTCAGGTGCCGATGTGCTAGCTCCTGTCTTTTCCAGAAGAGAATGTCGTCGCTACATTCTCTCCTGTACAACTCCCAAACATCTCCCACTAGCATACGTTACTCCCAGGGGGCTTTGTTAGAAGCAGCGGGAGCCGCGCCCTGCTGCTTGGGAACGAAGGGCGTGGACGCCTTGAGGCTCAGGAAGCTAGTGCCTTTCGACGAGGTGCGGTTCCACCCGGCGAACTCCAGCTTGGCAGGCTTGCCCTCCTTCAGCTGCTGCGCGAGGTAGCTCACGACATCAGCGCCCAGTTCCATATCCCCCTTCCATTCGGGAGCCTTCTCGCTCGTCTTGCGCGTGTTCTGAAAGAGAGCGCCGCTGTTCAGGTACTTGTTTTCCATGTGTGTTGGTCCTTTACTTGAGGTGTTTGGTGGAGTTGCTAAAGGCGGACATGACATCATTCTCACGATCCGCGAAATGAATCTTGATCTGGCCGATCTCGGGAGTGTAGCGCCGCCACACCTGCTTGGCCTCTTCCCTGGTGGTGCAGTGCGACAGTTCCTCCTTCACTTGCTCGATGAAGGCATCAACATTGATCGACGGCGCTTCAGGCTTCGGTGCTTCCTGCTTCGGTTGCACCATCGGCTTGACCTGCTGCCGCTGTGGCTCGAAGATGCGATCTTCCTGGGTCTTGTCGTCGCGCTCCGGGTCATCGCCAGTCTCAAGCTGGAAGGTCTTGAGCAGGAAGTACTTGTTCGCCCCGGTCAGCGCCTTGTAGATTCCCTTGTCCCCGATCACGCCCTTGCTGGAGCGGTCGTTACCGCAACCAACGAAGTGGCAAACGATCTCCTCTCCTGAGGAATGGATGATGCGATACCGAACCTTCACCGTAGTGTTCCCGAACTCGTCGGGTTGTGTATGCTCCACCACATCACTAATAATCACCAACTCGTTGGCGATTAAGTGAGGGCGCAAAGCATTGAGCGCGTCACCTTCAGTGGCGTACTTGTATCCATGGAATTCGTTCTTGCCTGCCTTCTGCACAAACGATACTCCAGCCATCGTATTGATGATGGCCTTGGATATGTTGCTAGTCTGCATATACATCGTCTCCCTTTTGTCTGGTTGCTATCATTACCAATCTCTCCCTTTCTCGTTGATCACAATTCCTTGCCACGCCACAGTAGTTCGCCTCGCACTTCTTGGGTGCGCCGTATCTGATGGCGACGATGGCGTTGCCAAGCTTCTCTGCGTGTTCCTCTGCCTGCTCGAAGGTGTCGTGAACCTTGACGGCACGCTTCTTTCCCTTCGGCACGACAGCGTACCTGTCCGCGTCTCTCCACTGTTCCTCGTATGTGCAGTCGGGCAGGGTGTCTCCCACCATCCAGTCTGCCTCCGCATCCTGGTGGACCTTCACCCTCTGCTTCATGTACGCCTCCTGCTGAGACACAGGCCACAGGCGGATCTCGTATACCTTGACGGCGCACTCATCGGGCTTGATCCTCTTGAAGATATTCCGCTTGTGGTCGCGCAGGACGGCAACGACCCGTGCCTTCGTGACCCGCTTGCCCGTGCATTTGTATACGAGGTAGGCGTAGCAGTTGATCTGCTTCTCCCACTCGCCGCTGTACCCCTTTGCAACCTTGGTCGTGGTCGTGACCTTCCAGTCGTAGATCCAGATCGAACCGTCAGGCTGCGGCACCTGGAGATCGATCTGACCAGACACCACCCACCCTCCAATCGTCGTGTAGTACCTCTCTTCCACGATGTAGGATGGATCGTACTGGGACAATATGTTCTGCGCGTGAGAGTGCCACGCCGTACCCAGTGATGTCCACAGCCTGTCGATCACGTCTTCTTCAGAACCACTCTTCTCCAGCAGCCTCACTCTCGGAGCAGCCATCAGCCCCGTCACCGAGGCATTCGCTCGGCCCTTCGTGTACATGTCGGCAGTGAGGACCGCTGCCACTGGTTCCGGCAGGTTGTGCCGATTGCTGTACGATGTTGTAGATTGCGTCATTGACTAGCCTCTTGACCGTTGTTTCCCTGTCAACCGCTTGCAGCTTTAGCTTCTTGTGCAGTCCATCATCGAGTTCGATTGTCAGTCTCGCCATGACTAAGGATACACATTAGCACAAAACCACACAAGCACAAAACCATACTCAATTGGGCGGCTCCTGTTGTACCATTTGGGAATGCGACCAACGCCGGAATTGAGAGAACTGGCAGATCAGTTCATAGAGAGTGGGCGCGGATCATGGCGAACCATCTGTCCTGAGTGTAGCCCAAATCGCAGGCACCACAACGCACACGACCCAGTGCTTTCATGGGACCACGGAGATCGCGGCCCTGTCTTCTATTGCCACCACTGCGGTATTAAAGGAGCCGTTAGCAAGATGAACCTCGAAGACTTTGATTCTTTATTTGACGATCAGCCGAGTCAACCTGAGTTGACACTGCCTGAACCTGGAGAAAGCGGCATCCGGCTTCAGATGGAACACATCGACTACCTGAAGCGCCGTGGAATCTCAATCAGTACAGCCCTGAAGGCGGAACTGTTTTCTGTGCGGAAGTTCTTTCGTCAAGGCGGCGACCTCGACTGCATTGCCTTCCCTTATTTCGATATGGATGGCATGCTCGTGTCGTCCAAGTACCGTGCAGTGACGACCAAGGCCTTCTCGCAGGACGCTGGTGCGGGTGGGTTGCTGTTCGGACTGAAGCAGTCCTTCGACTTGAGGGAGCCACTCGTCATTTGCGAGGGGGAGATCGACGCGCTGTCGATGTGTGAGGCGGGGATCTTGAACTGGGTCTCCGTTCCGTCCGGCGCTCCCGCTAAAGGGGAGAAGAACAACTCCCAGCGGTTCAGTTGGATCTCCGAACTGGAGGAGTTCCTGGGGAAGTTCAAGTCCTTCGTTCTGGCTACCGACAATGACGGACCCGGCAAGGCCCTGCAAGAAGAGTTGGGGCGCAGGCTGGGTCGGTCCAAGTGCAGCACCATTAAATACCCAGACGATTGCAAGGATGCGAACGATGTTCTGGTGAAGCATAGTATCTCCGTATTGGCGAATGTCGTGTATGGTGCGAAGCCAATGCCCATGACATCCCTCTATACCGCCGACCACTACTTCGATCAGGTGATGGATCTCTTCACCAAGGGTGACGGCAAAGGGGAAAGCACTGGCTTCTCTGGCGTCGATGAATTGTACACCGTTGCGCGAGGGCAGATGACGGTTGTGACTGGCATTCCATCGAGCGGCAAGTCAAACTTCCTGGACCAGATCATGGTGAACCTGGCGCGGAATCAGGGGTGGAGGTTTGCGATAGCCAGCATGGAGAACGAACCAGCGAAGCATATCGCGAAGCTGTCTGAAATGTATGTACGCAAACCCTTCTTCCATCAGTGGCCTGGATGTATGAGCCTGGATGAAGCGAGGGGCGCAGCCGGGTGGTGCCGGGACCATTTCAACTTCATCGACTTCAGTTCGTCGAGGGACCTGCCCACACTGGACAGCCTGCTGGATAGAGCGAATGCTGCCGTCCTTAGATTTGGAATCGACGGTTTGGTGATTGATCCGTACAACTGCATCGAAGTCAGTAGGACAAAAGAGATGAACGAGACGGAAGCGGTGAGCAACATGCTGTCTCGTGTCTCTGCATTTGCCAAGGCATCTAATATCCACGTCTGGTTTGTGGCGCACCCGCAGAAGATGTTGCGAGAGTTCTCTTCGGCCAATGCAGTCCCTGGTGGATACGACATCTCAGGATCGGCGCACTGGTTCAATAAGACCGATGTGGGGCTGACCGTACACCGCAAAGACATGGACGGGTACGTCGAGATCCACTGCTGGAAGTGCCGCTTCAAATGGGTGGGGCGGCAGGGGATGACGCGCCTGAAGTACGACATCCCCACCAGCACCTACTACGAACTACCGAAGGAGACCTAAGACGTTGCCAGCATGATTGCGAGGGCCTTGGCCTTGGTGGTAGCGATCAGGTCGTCGCACTTCGTTCTGGCGCGGAGATATACCCTTGCAGGCTCTTGGCCCTTGACGATGGAGGCTGGCCGCTTCGCCACAGTATTATCGGTGATGCTGCGGAGACTGTCCGTGCAGATGTATCCATAGAAATTGAGGTTGCGATTCAGTAGCCTGACGACATACGTCTCGCCAATCACCTCCTCGATCACGCCGCAGAAGCAGTTGTTGATTCCGTATACGGGGATCACATTGTGATCCGAGAGGTTGATCTTGTCCAGGCTGATCTGTTTAACGACCAGTCCGCTGTGGTTGTACGTCTTGATCTCCTTCTTGTGCCAGTCGTACGTCCACCCTTCCTTCGAGCTTGAATGTTGCGGTGCGCCGTTCCTGCCCAGGCTACCGCAAGACTGGTGCCATGTATTGATGAACGAGTCAAGCTTCCAGTCGATGTGGCTGTTGCCCTTGCGCGTCCGCTGGTACATCCGGTAGCGAGCGGTGAACCGATCCTCGCGCCGAATATAGGTAATGTGGCTCGTGTACTGGTGGAATGCGTGTGGGCGGAATGTCTTAGGCTTTCTCGAGTATGGATAACCACCCGTGATCTCGTCATACCTCTGCTCAAAGGAGCCGCAGTAGGACTTGAAGTCTGGAACATTGAAGAGCATGGTGCTAGAGTTGACTGCATACTTCAGTTCAGACACGAACTCACGGAGGGCCGACATGCGGACATGCACGAGAGACGATGGGAACACTTCGAGGAAGCGATTCACCATAGCTCGAAAGGCATCCTTGCCTCTGACGACATTGATTCCTTCGAGGTAGCGGCAACTCCTGATAACGAAGCTGGCCGGAGACGCAGTGTACACCATGCGAATCCTGGTCTTCTTGTCCACGAAGGAGTAGTACTGCTGCGAATCCTTGGGGACATCGCCCTTCACAACATAAGCCTGGAGTTCGGGGTCGTACCATTCGACCCCTTCCGCCATCATCTTCCTGAAATCGATCTTCATCTCTCTCTCCTTAGACCGTCTTGATCTTTACGACAGTGCCGAACGGCACGTTGGTGTTGTTGTAGTCGCCGTACTGCATCCAGATGACAGGCACGCCGGGGTCAGGACCGAAGTCGTAGCAGGCCATGTCCGTCAGATAGACGAAGCACTTGGGCTTGATGTCTTTGTCCTGCGCGTACTGAAACACCGGGGAGAACCGGGTGCCACCGGACTGGACCTTCTGCCCGTCGAGTTCCATCGGGCGACCGGGCTTGTACTGGTCGTGCTTGTACACGTCATAGTCGCAGTAGAGAACATGCGTCTCCTCGGGGCGAACCTTCGTAAGGAAGTGGTTGATCATCCCCAGGAAGTTCTCCAACACATCATGCGGCACAGAACCGGAGGTATCCATGCCGACGACCAGCTTGCCAACGCCATCCCGCAGGACGGAAGGCAGGTACATGTCCTGGCCCATGAAGCGGCGCGAGGGCTTCTGCCATGTGTAGTCGCGGGGGTAGATGGGTTGCATGAACTTGGCGAATAGGTGGCGGTAGTCCTCCTCGGGTTCACGCGCCTTGGCGAGGAGATCCTTGAGCGCACCGGGTAGCTTGCCGCAGAACTTGGCGTGGCTCTCAGCCTGCGCCACCTTGACCTGGATCTCTTCGGCCAGCGCCGCCTTCTCCTCCTTCGTCATGCCATCGGTCGGCAGGACATCGCCCTGCGAGAAGTCTTTGTCGCCGCCCGGTCCGTTGCCCTGACCACTGCCGGATCCGCCCTTGCGCTTCTGCTCAGGCAGCATGTCGTAGATCTGTTCCCACGACAAGCCCTTGTACCTGGGATCGATCAGGCAGTCCTTTGGAAGCTGGTATCCACACTCATGGATCAACAGATTGATGGCGTAATCCATCGCGATGTTGGCCTGCATGCGGTTGCGGTCGCCCAGGCGCAGCGGGTGCATCAGCGCAACGTGCATGATCTCGTGGATGGAGACGGCCTTAACTTCTTCGGCGCTCATCTCAGCCACGAACTTAGGGTTGTAGTAGACGGCCTTGCCATCGGTCGCCATGGTGGGGCAGCGTTCGTCAGCCACCCAGTTCATGCGGAGGGCGAGAGAGCCGAAGAACGGCTCCTGCCCAATCGCCATGCGGACATTCTGCCGCACGATCTTCGATGCCGCTTCGGCTGTGATAGTCACGGTGTTCATGGTTGTCTCCTGTGTTGTGTTTACGCGAACATGCCGCGCATCTGGTTGACGATCTGATTGGCTTCGTCGCTGATCTGTTGGGCGCAGTCGGCCACATCGATACGGGCGGCGTCATTCTCTCGCAGCACTTCAGCGGTGTACTGGCAAAGCTGCTCGTCGATCCGGCGCGAGATGTCGGCCAGGCGGGAGTCGCCAGCGACATTCAGCTTCGGGAGTAAGCCAGCAAGTTCCACGGTGTTCTCTATCAGGGAGTCACGGAAAGAACCTTCGCGGGTTCCCGTATAGTTCTTTAACCGTTCTGCGACATGCTGCGTCTGCTTCTGGATGCGCTCGAAGAGATCGAGGACGGCGGCGTGGTAGTTGTTGGCGAGTCGCTGCTGCATCGACTCCTGCATCTGCCTCAGTACGTCCTTACTGAGCGACACGCGGAAGTCCTGCGAGTCAGGGACAGGCGAGAAGCTAACAGACCAGTCGAACTTCGACCGGATCTCGTGCATCGACGGGAACTCCGAAGGATCGAACAACCCGTTGAGTCGATAACGCGCCTCTTCGATTACGTCCGGGTAGTTCTGCACGAACTTGTCGAGTGCCGACTCGTGGATGGAGTGATACTTCTGCATGCCCTCCTGGTAGGCGACGAAGTTGGCGACAGGCAGGATGCGGATGCCCTCGGCATCCAGCCACGGCAACGTCTGCGCGTAGTGGAAGGACCGCGCCGCAGAGATGTTCGAGGACAGCTCCGTCAGATACTTCTTCGCGGCAAGCTGCTTGTTGAAGCGGCCCACTTCGCCGTTCGTGTTGTGGTTCTGTTCCACCTCGGCGGTGGCTTTCTTGTCGTACTTTCTGGCGGTCCACTGCGACACTGCGAAGCGGACGAGGACGGCTTTATCGTTAAGCATGATTGATCTCCTGAGATGTTGGTGTGTATTGGTTTGTCCAAACTTTGGACAGTTGGGATGTCTAGAAACTAGACACCCCTTGTCTGATAGAGCGCCGATTAGAACATCAGCTTCGCGTAGGTGGGCTTGCTGATCATGTCGAGGATGGGCTTCGACGTGACGGCGGCAGTGTCGCGCTTGCACACATCCTTGAGGAACAAGCAGCCGTACTCCGGGGCCAGCCGCTGCATGTAGGCGGCGATGGGCTTACTGTTCTGCGGGTTCCAGTTCGACGACAGGTAGATCGCCGTAGCGAAGGACGCCGACAGGTCGGTCGGGACAGCCACGCCACCAGGATCGGCGCAGATCGCGGAGATCTGGGGCAGCGACTGCCACATCCGCAGGAAGCCAAGGAACTCCAAGCCAGTGCCTTGCCCAATGCAACCCTGGATCATCTCGCCAGCGATCTCTCGGTCGGGGTCCTGGTCAAGGATGCGGGAGAGGAACTCGACAGAGCGAGGGGTGCAGAACGCGAAGTCATTCTTGTGCGGCTGCTGCACAAGCAGGTCCTTGCGGTAGGCGAAGAACGCCCGGAGTTCGGGGCGGATGGACTTGGTGATCGGCTTCGCAGGGACGACCTGCGCCGTCACATTGCTGTCGCCAGCGGACGCCCACTCCAACCACGAGTCGAACGCCGACTCCAACTGGATGTGGAGGAAGCGGTTCATGAGCGGGGCCGGGGGCTGGTTGTAGTTGCCGCCGTCCTGGGCGCGATTGCCCGTGGCGCAGATGTACGCGCCGTCAGGCATCCGGTAGTCGCCAAGCTGCCGCTCCAGGACCAGCTGATAGAGGGCGCACTGCACCGACATCGGGGCGTCAGGCAGTTCCTCGATAGCGACGAGGGTCGCGCCGTTCTTGGGTAGCCAGTTCGGCGTGGCGCGGTAGCAGACGCCGTCCTTGATATAGGGGATGCCCATATCCACCGGGTCCATCATCGTCGGGCGCACGTCAACGTGTTCCCGCTTGAGGATCGAGGCGACCTTGCGAATGATCGAGGACTTGCCAATCCCGGCCTGCCCCCACACCCAGACGGGTACCTCGGCATTGATCGCGACCTGAAGCGCCTTCATGAAGTTCTGTGCGTACATCGTAGTCTCCTTGTGACTGGTTGGTGAATTGAACTACTAAGCACTACTGTATGTAATCCAGTGTGCAATTGTCAAATCTACTTCTTGTTTGGTTTGTTGGGGAACTGCGCCTTCTCGATGATCTCGTTGATCAGCGAGTCCCGGTCGTAGGGCTGGATGCCGTCATTCAGCGGCGAGTAGTGCCAGCACTTGTAGCTGGGCGCTTGCGCCATGAAGAACACCTTGTCTGTGTTGTGGTAGTGGCCCGAGATGTCCTTACGAGGCAGGATGTCGGACTCCACTTCGTTCAGGGAGACAAAGCACTCCTCCTGGACCAGCTTCTCGCCGTCCTTCTCGACCTGCCCTGCGGCGGCGGACAGGTTGGTGAATCCATTGGCAAGCGCGACCGCATAGATCGCGCCGATAAATTGTTCAGGTGTAAGCATTAGCTCTCCTTGTCGTTTGGTAGCGGACACCATTCAGGGAAGGGTCCGAAGTCTTCGTCGGGGCGCTGTATCAAGCGCGGGTTGCTGGAGTGGGTGCATTCGGACAGCATGCCCAGTCCATTGGGGGCGCGGATGTGTGTCTCCCGATTGTGCGGACATCGCACACACGCGCCGATCACTATCTCAACTCTCTTCATCTCTCACCTCTCTCACCTCACGCTTTGAAAGCAGCGTAGATCACCACTGCGTACAGCAGCGCCCACGCAACGTATCCTAGCACATCTTTGATCGCAGTGTCGTACTGCGATAGCGTCTTGAACACCCTGCACTTCATCGAATCACCTCGATATTGGCGGTGTCGATGCCGTTGATCGACGCCCCGCTATACGAGGTCGGGTATCCGGTCTGCTCGTAGATAGAGGCGGCGTAGAACTCCACGGCTTTGCGTGGTCCGGTGATGATGAGGAGGCAGTAGTTGTCGTCATCGTCGTAGACGTATGCGGTGACCACATCCGTCTTCACAGGGACGCCAAACTCGGCGTCATCCATCAGCGTGGGCGCGATGTTGACGGCATCCCCGGTGGCGCGGATGATGTTGCTTTTGCTTTCGTAGGCAGCTTCGTTAGTGAACTTGAATTCCATGGTTTGTCTCCTGATTGGTTGTTTATTGTTAGGGTAGGCGCATAGCCTACCTGTTACACGGTCGATGCTGAAGCTAGCAGCCGCAGCACGGGTAATCTTCGCAGCGGCACGCTACACGGGCGATCATGCGCCCATCCGCAGCGTACAATCCGCGAGGATCGCGCAGAGAGTTGTAGTACCCGGCAGGCTTGCGGCGAGGACGGTACGCGCCGTTGGTTTTGCACCCCAGGCAGAAGAGCCTGGAGTTGATGTAGTTGGCCTGCGTTCCGGCCTGGATTGTGGCCCCGCATGCGCGGCAGGGGGCGGTGTAGCGGACGTTAATGATTGCCATGGTGTTCTCCTTTGTTCGCTATGACAATAAACACTACATCATGATGCAGTTTGAGCAGTGGAACGAGGCCGTCTGCCGATGTACCCCAATCGAGGCCATCTTTCCGCACTGGGGCCATCCTGTGATCCTTGGCTACGGTCGTGATGTTATTGCCGCACACCGCGCACCACACCTTGCAAATTTGGCTATGCATTGCCATTACTTCACCTCCTGATAGACGTGGAGCGCCAGCTCCATCAGTTCTTTCTCTACTTCGCGCAGCTTCGCGACCCTGGCCCAGTGTTCAGACTGCGCGTTGTTGATCGCGTCAGCGCCCTGTGGGTAGTAGTCTCGACCGTGCGGGGACGCCTTGCAGATCGCCTCCATAGCGCCACTCACGGCAGCATATGCTGAACGGTACTGTTTTAGCAGATAAGCGGCGGCGGTGTATTTCACGTTGATGATCGCCATTACTGTCCCCCCTTCGCCTTGGCGATGATGGCGCGGGCGGCAGCCAATTCGTTATCCCATACCTCCCCCGTGTAGCTGATGCTGGAGAGACAATTGGCGATTGCCTCCAGCGCCTCCAGCAACTCCGGCGCGGCAGCGATTAGACGGGCGTTTGCGTGTCCCGTGCCAATGCTCTCTGCCGTAGCGATACCGTGTGCATTGGTCGTTACGATATCGGCGACCGCTACGCCGCCGTTAACGGGTCCGACAGACAAGTCTCTGGTTTCGATGCCGGGGTCAGCCCATACTTCCCAGGGTCCTGGGGTGTGTGTGTTGTTCATTGTGTTCTCCTTTGTCTAGAATCTAGACAGTCCAAATTTTGGACTGTTTTATTGGGGCAGGCTTGCGCCTACCCAATCGCGATGTTGATCAGCGGCGACTTCTTAGCGATAACGCTGTGATCCTGGATGACGATATTCTTCCGGCGGTCGCCTTCACGAGTGCCGTCACACAGTTTGCAGTTGGCGCAAACCGTACGCTTTCCAGCTTCGGCACTGGCCGGGCAGGATATCTCACCCGTCAGCTTGGTGTCGTTGCCCTTGGGAGACACCCGGAAGTAGCGCCAGCCCATGCGGACAGCCAGCATGGATTCCTGAGGCGAGTCACAGGATGCCATGAAATACTGGCGCATCCATGACGGCGCCGTTTTCCATTGATGCGAGTACCCGGTGCGACCGCTAGCGACCGCACTGACGCCCTCGACTACATCGCGATTGATAAACGCCGGATCACCGTACGCACCCCAGCGGACCATGCGACCGCCGAATAGGCTAGCGTACTCGCTAGCGTCAGCATGGCGATACCCGCCACGCAAGTAGCACTTCCAGATACCCGAAGCTGCCTTGCCCACCTGAACATAGCAGCGGCGACCGACCGCCTTCCCGTTCACAATCACCCCACGATGCGGACACTCCCCACAGATAGTGGAATCTAGCCCGTACCGGATCGCCATAAGCGGCGACTCATGACGGTACAGGATGTAAACCTGAATCATACCGCCCGTTTTGGAGTTGCTGGATTTGCTACGCAAGCCCGTAGCGATCACCACGATATCCGCAGATTCCTGCAGGATCACGCCGTTTGTGTTGTACATCCCTCACTCACCTTTCGTAGTCCAAATTTTGGACTGTTTTGGGTTGCCGCACGTCACTGACGGCAACGGTTAGCTACTGTGAATACCATGATATCGTATCCACCTATCGTTTGTCAAATGGCACACGGAGTGCCATGGTATGCCACGACTACTGGTAGATGTGGGCAGCGATTACCAGCGCATAGATTGCGCCGAAACCTAGCACCGTGAGAATGGATTCAAAGCGCCGCATTACCGCTCGCTTGGGTTTAAGAACGTGGAATCGTTCCTTCTCCCCTTGCTATCTGTGCCGGAGTTGCACAGGATTCTGGCAAGCGCCGTATTGATATGGGAGTCATAGAGGTAAGGGTATAGCTCCTCGCAAACCCAATCCATACCCTTTTTCCCGCCCACATGGCACAATCGCAGTACCTCCCAATTGAAGCGCATGTCGGAGAATCCAGCCGCCTGATACCGTTCCCGCATGTTGGGGTGTTTGGCTAGAACATCAGCGCATGCGGATGCCAGTTTGAGGTAGTGGTCTTTTGTGATCTTCATTGTGTCTCCTGTTTTGTCCAAATTTTGGACTGTTTTCCCGTTGGCCGTGCGAACGCACGTTTCCAGCTACACCGCGTGGAGGTGGGAGTTGTAGCCATGGGGGGATTCGATCCCCCCGTTTCCTACGCCAGATAGCCGTAGGGATCGCCGCGATCTACCGCGCCCATATCTTCGAGCGCCTGATGGTATCGCTCGAATTCCCGGTGGGCTTCGATGGCGCGTCGCTTGATAGCCAGCATGCGCGTCTCCCGTTCACTCCCTGACAGAGTGAAGGTGAAGTAATCGCCGCTACGGTTCACCTCAGCGTAGCGGGGACCGTTTTGGTCGCGACCTACAATCTTGATGCTGATTCTCATGGCTTGATTCTCCCTGTAGAGGGGGATTACTCCCCCATCATCTCCCGCATAATCGCGAGGAAGTCAGCTTCGTCCTTAGCCTTGCCGAGAGCGGTCTTATACTTCGTGCGCCAATCGGTGGCGGACTCGGTGGTGGTATCGTCGTTGGAGTCATCCTCCGGAGTAGAGTCCAAATTTTGGACCGATTCAACCTTGGGTTTGTCGAGGCCGAGGGCCGCTACCACCTCGTCGCGTACGCGAGCGTTATCAATCGTTCCCTTGGCGCGGCGGGTGATCAAGCTAGCGATTGTCTCTTTATTGACCTCAGCATCGCCCTTGGATTTGGCGAGCCGGGCAATCTCTTTGCAGCTGGAGTACCCACACTTGATGAGTTCTTCTTCCGTGGTGTTGATCCACAGAAGAGCGTTACCCAAGTTCGCCATATCGTGGAACTGGGATTTCGAGATGTTCACGTCCTGCGCATCCAAAAACGATTCGATGTTCTTGAAGCCGAGTGTTTTCCACTGCTTATGTGCCTTGATTTGGTACAGCGCCGTCGACATGACAATGAAGAGGCGGTGAGATTCGCGACTGGCGCGGATGACGAGTTGCAGGTTTTCCTGCGCAGAGCGGGTGGCGGTGATGTTGATTTTGTGCATGGTAGTTGATCCTTTACTTGGGTGGTGTTGTTCAGGTGCTTCAAAGCCCCTGAGTCAACTATCCTAGCGAACGGTGAACACGGAGTGCAACTATGCGAAACCGTGTGCTTTCAATGAGATGGAGATCATTAAGGAATTTTAATAAATGACTATTGTGAATGGAGTTTAATGTTGGTGGGTGGATTGTCCAAAGTTTGGACGGATGTTTGTGGGGAGTGTTCCACGTGGAACACAATAGGGATATGGGACGCAGGAAACCATCGGATACGATTGTCGAACTAGAGAAGGGTATGACGCCTAAGCAGGTGAAGCTTGCTAGAGCATTGGCGGCGGGGGGGATACCTAAGGTCGAAGCGTATCGGCAGGTATACGGGTGGAGAGGTAAGAGTGCGAACGCGCTACAGGTGGCCGCGACGAAGGCGTGTCAAAACGATAAGGTTTCAATAATGGCAACAGCTTTAAGGGACGCTGAAACCGCGCGATTGTGGGAAGACAAGGACCGATTCAGAAATTGGATCATGCAGGGGATCACGGACACGGCCAACAACACCGAATCCGACATCACACGATTAAAGGCGCTGGAACTCGCAGGGAAAACGAGATTCGCCTCAGTGTTCGAGGAACCACAAGCAAACGAAGCGAACGCAGCCGTAGCGGGTTCCCTGATAGACCTGATTGGCGCACGTCTCCAGTCGCTACTGGGAGTTGCAACGCCTACACTGGGCGATTCAGAGGCAATCGACACCACGTTCGACCCCGTGCCACCTGATACCACCACGCCTACCGACACCCCCACCGGGGGCGGGGAGGGGGAGTAGGCCGGGTCGCGCTGGCTGTGCTATGCATAGTAT